TCACTCCGCTTCACGCTCAGCATGAGCCCATAGTCTGGCCGCCTCGGCGAGCTCCAGCATCTCGGCCAGCGCCCCAGCACCAATGTCCTGTCGGCGATGAGCGGAAATGGCCATTTCCGTCATCACTGCAGAGCGCCCCTCTGGATCGGAGATCATCGCCATCTGGTCGTTGAGCTCATCCATCCATGGCTGCGGGATGCCCTCCGCGCTACTGCGCACGACACCACCATGATTGCGCATAGAGCACACCATCACCATTTCCACCGCACTCGTCATCGAGCTGCGCAAGGCATTGGAAAGTGCAAAACCGAGATAACCCATGGACACGATCACAAGCGGCTCTTGGATGGGCTACCTTGGGCGCAGTCTTGCGCCCCGCGAGCTGGAGTGTGTTCTCGATGTTGCTCAGGGCATGACCTCGAAGCAGATCGTACGGCACTACTGCATCAGCCAGAGCGGTGTCGAGAAGCGCATTGCCGCCGCTATGTTCAAGCTTGAGGTGCCGCGCCGGGCCGCCACCGACGACAGCGGCCCCATGCGCCGCGATCGACGAGTACCAGACCGCCGGATCGCACAGGTCCGCGTCCTACGCAAAGCCAAGTCATTCGACTACCACGCCTGATTCCCACGAGGAACACCCCATGCAGACAGGAATGCACCCCGCTTTCGCGGAGAAATGCGCCCTGCTCGCGGCTCTGCTCGAGCGCAGCCAAATGGTACGCGAAGAGGCTCTCGCCAAGGTCGCCCAAGGGAGTCCGCGCTACCAGGCATCTGATCATGGCGGCACCTGGGATGTGGTTGAGATCGTCACCGGCGCCGTGCAAGGCTTCGCCTACAGTTACAAGGCGGGGATGCGCTTTGTCGATGCCTGCGAGGCTGGGGCGGCAAGCAAGGCAGGCACGCGGCAATGAGCACGCGCAAACCCCAGAACATGCGGGCACGCCTGGAGCGGACGTGCCGGACCCTGGTCTCGGACAATCACGCCGCCGTGGTCAACATCGAGCATGAAACGCATCGCCGCCCACGTCCGGCAGAGCGCGAGCGACTCCACTAATCCAGTGCCCCATTCAGCACCTCGTAGATTATGCCGGTAGCAATCGCAACGAGAATTAAGTCAGTTCCGACCTGTTGCCACTCATAGCCATCGTAGCGAGGAAGATGGCCCAGAAGTCTCCCATCGAGCTTTTTCGCGATGCCAGGAGGGAGCGGTTTTCCTCGTGCCAAATTCTTCTGAATACCAGGCGGCAGTGCTGGTCCTGGACTCCAGTAATTGTGGTAACTGTTTAGTACGTTTAGGACGCTGCTTCGATCAACTCTCGGTCCGTCATCCCAGTCATTGTGCCCTGAACCCTTTCCCTTCGACCCGCCGCCCGCAGCTTCATGGCCTTGAATATTCTGGAAGTTACCCTTTCCATGGCCCTGCCCTTTTCCATTGCCGGGATCAGCCGCGGCACTTATTGAGCCCGTAACAAGGGCGGCACTAGCGAGCAATGAGATTAAAGTTTTTGATGTGAGCATGTCCGTTCTCTCATTAAGGGTAGCCCCTCCAATGTAGACGACGTTGCCCCACTAAGTGCATTCAACATCATTACTCCTTCAGCACGGAGGGTGATGCAGTCAACCCTAGAGGTATCGGCCATGACCGAGCAGAAGACGGGAGCCGCAAAGCACTCAGCGGACTACCGCGATCGTCAGAAGAAGCAGGCCGCGAAGCTGGGGCATCGAGAAGGTGTTCTTCAAAATGCCGGAAGGGATCAAGGCCGCCATGGCTGCCGAGATCGAGCGCCACGGCTACGATCAGGTGCAGGAGCTATGGCAGGACTTGGCCCTGTCATGGATTGCCCAGGATCCGGAAGAGCGGGCGCGTCGCCTTGAACGTCCTGACGCGCCAGCTTTTTACATCTCGCCAAAGCTAGCGCGTCAGTTTGAAGAAGCGAGTGTTGCCGAACTGCGGCGCGACCCAGGGACTGAGAACAATCTCTCAGGAATGAAAAAGGGCTGAACGAGTCAGCCCTTCTGAATAGTGGTGCGGGGCCCGGTTGCCCGGCGGCTATCTATCAAGCACAACGCTCAATCCCCAACAGTTCTCTGCTATTTGCATGGTCCCGCAGCACAGCCCCAGCACAGATCATCATTGGTAGTACTGCCATAAGAACCCCCCAGTAAGCATTGTCATTGATGAAAACAAACAAAGTTACGAGGCCAGACAGAACAGATAAAACATCGATGGACTTCACGTTGTAAACAGCTTGCATCGACTCGATTGGGTCAAACAACGACCACGTGATCGAAGATTACCACTCAACCCGCACCTGAGGCAATAGGCTACTACCTTGCCTCCGGCGCTGCCCGCCAGCGCCTTCCCCTATGCAAGCTTTACTGCCAACTGAAGGGAAACTGCAATAGCGGCAGCCATTGCGGCGGCGCTATTCCACCGAGCTTGAGCGCGTAGTGTCTTGATGAGATCGGAGTTGTTGAAAACTATACCTTTCCAGTAATCACCATCGCACTGGAGCTTGGGCGCTGGATTGATGAGAGGTATCAGCTGTGAGCGAATTCACGGATACACAACGCTTGGATTTCATGCTCGGCAATTTCCGAAAGGTGGTGGTAGAGGTTCTGCCATTCGGGGGTCGAGATGTTTACGTGGGAGAAGGCTTCATGGGGACAAAAACCTATGGGGCAGTTCGCCTCACCAATCCTTCCGATCAGGAGGAAGAACAGGCGAAAAGGATGGCAATCGATCTAGCTCTGCAGGTGCAACCATGGCCTGCCAGCGCCCAGCCGACACGCTGAAGTTCAGCAGTGTCGACCTCGACGAGGACTACCTGTGGGTCGACCAGAACAAGACAGATAAGAAGTTGCGCATACGACGGCACGTCAATGGCGTACTGACCGGCCTAGGCCTATTCATCGAGGCGCTGCTTGAGCGGCGCAAGCTTCAGGGCGTGCGCAATTCACGCCTGATCACCAACGACGCCGGCCTGCGGATGAGCTGGGAGATGCTGAGGAATCGCTTCGGTGAGGCGCGGGACAAGGCCGCTCGGAAGCTGATCGCCGACGGCAACACTGACCTGGCCGCCAAAGTTCGGCAGTTCCAGTTCCGCGATATCCACCCGAAGGCCGCTTCGGAGATCGAGGATATCAGTCACGCCAGCCGCCTGCGGGGTCACTCGAAAGAGGAAATAACCAAGCGGGTCTATCGCCGAGTTGGCGAGGTTGTGAGCCCAACAAAATAGATAGGGTTGCGGAACACATGCCAAATGTTGCGGAACACTTTGGCTTTTTCGAGCCATAAATAAAAACCCCGCAGACGTTGATCTGCGGGGTTTTCGAAGAGTGGAGGCCGAGGTCGGAATCGAACCGGCGTAGACGGATTTGCAAACCGATCCAAGAATCCCCGCCCTGCGATGCCTGCAAGGCAATATCAGTTCCAAAACTAAAGAGATTTTAACGGCCTGCAAGCCGCATTCTACAAGGGTCGCCGTTTTAGTTTTGGAACCGATTTTCACCCTTCATTTGGCGTCCTGCCGACACCGTCAGCCGTCCTGGCTGGCGTCACTCTCACTCCGCTTCACGCTCAGCATGAGCCCATAGCCTGGCCGCCTCGGCGAGCTCCAGCATCTCGGCCAGCGCCCCAGCATCAACGTCCTGTCGACGATGAGCAGACATGGCCATTTCCGTCATCACTGCAGTACGTCCGTCAGGATCGGTGATCATCGCGACCTTGTCATTGAGCTCATCCATCCACGGCTGCGGGATGCCCGCCGCGCTACTGCGCACGACACCACCACGATTGCGCATAGAGCACACCATCCACCTCCTCGATACCCGTGACATTCATTCCGCCTTGGGCCATCCCGGTCACGCGCGCGTCGTGCAGGCGCGGGATAACGTCAGGCCCTGGGGTTGGGTTGAATACCCATGCGCCCAGACACTGCCGACCGAGCACTGAACTGTGTCCGTACTCGATGTGAACGTCAGCGCGAATCGGCTGGATCTTCGTCAGTTGTCCATTGGGGATCGCAACGCCGCGCACTCGGCGGCGAACAAGGAGGAAGTACATACGGCACCAACACTGTATATAGATACAGTATTTGAGCATTGCATGCGCAGAGAGCACCAGTACCGCCTGGCGGACTATGCTTTGTGCTCGAGCAGGAGGGACGGGAAATGTGTGGACGGCTGACCCAGTACAGAGGCATTCACGACTTCGTCGAAGTGCTCAGCATGCCGGATGTCTGGAGAAACAACGTCGGGGAGCATGCGCTGCAGCAGTACAACGTTGCGCCTACTACGCCCGTTGCCGTACTGCGCAGGGATGAGGACGGTCCGCGTGCGGACTTGGTGAGGTGGGGGTGGCGGCCGCACTGGGCAACCGATCGCGCCGCGCCGATCAATGCCCGCGTCGAGAAGGTCGCTCACGGCCCGTTCTTCCGGGCCATCTGGCCGCATCGGGCTATTACGCCTATCGACGGCTGGTACGAATGGGTTGATGAGGGTGGCCCAAAGAAGCAGCCGTATTACATCCGGCGGCGGGACGGCCAGCCAGCGCTATGCGCCAGCATCGGTCAATTCACCGGCAACGAGCACGACGGCTTCGTCATCATCACAGCCGACGCCCAGGGCGGCCTTGTTGACGTGCACGACCGCCGGCCAGTAGTGCTTGAGCCTGAACTGGCTCGAGAGTGGATTGCAGCAGGCATGTCAAGCGAGCACGCTGAACAGATGGTGCTGAACCTGGGAGAGCCGTCTGAGGCATTCGAGTGGTACAAGGTCAGCACAGCCGTAGGGAACGTGCGGAACCAGGGGCCTGAGCTGATAGCGCCTCAGTGACGATTCAGCGGCGCTCGCCCCATGGCATCTGAGTGGTACTGATGAGCCGCCTTGATCTGCGATTCCAAGATCAGCCGCAAGCGCTCCACCTCCTCCGCAGGCAGGCCGGCATCCTGCGCCTCAAGATAGTGCCTCATAGCCTCCTCAGCATCCTTGTAGACCTGATGGTCTGGCATCACGACTTCACGCTTGTCCTTCATGCTCGCCTCCCTGGCGGTCAGTGGATGATATGAGGTGCCTTGCCGGTAGCGATGAGCTGATGCTCGGTCACCTGACGGTAGAGACGATCGGCCAATACTCGGTGTCGCTCGACCTCCTCCGGGGGCTCACCATCAGCCTCGGCCTGCCGTAGGCGTCGATTGGCATCGAGAGCCTGACGAAGCAGATCCTCGCCTGCGGCAAGCATGCCTTCAACAGTGCGCTTCACAGCTACGCTCCGATCATTTAATCAGGGAATTATAGAGCGCTTAAAGTCAGACTGGATAATCGGCTCAATCACGTTCATCGAGCAGACCCCCAGCTCGCATATCATCGATGATGTGAAATCACAAGGTTCCAATGTCGCATGACATCGATCATCGTTACTGGGAAGTCGTGAAGACCGCAGCTCTCGAATGGGAGAATGGCGATGCAGGGCGATGCAGGGCGATTACAGCGTGACTAAGGGTGACAAAACACTCTGCAAGCGTGCCTATCATTGCCTTCAGACCTAAACAAAATATATTATGCGAGTCTTATCCAAAGGTACACCAGAAAATCTAAGACCATCAGACCTAGGCAAATTGCCTAAATGGAAAATCAGAAACATGGAAGCAACTGACACGCTAGACAAGAACAAATCCCGAGGCTTTCTTATCGGGTACTCATCCATTATTTTGACACTATACTACTTCGATGCCGACCTGAGCACAATAAAGCTGCTAGGCAACGAAATCAGGCTTCAAAACAACATAAACTCAATCTGGATGGTGCTAGCATTAATTAATTTATACCTCTTGGTTAGATACATGCACAGACTGCCAAAGAACTGGTGGAAGTTTGACGAAGAAATGCATCAAAAATGTGACGAATGGATAAAGTTTTTCTGTAGAATTCGCCACAAAAAAACAGCGTCAAAATTACTTACAAATCTAATAAAAATTAGACACGACAACATCTTCAACTTTGACAAAGCCAAGATTTCAATACAAAAAATCCAAATAAAACTATGCTTCGTGCCCTGCACCGAGCAAATCAACGGCGAACAGATAGAGCGATTCCATCCTGACCAGAGAAATAGGCTCCTCAAGAACCTTTCTCGATTCAAGCTCATTCAAACAACAAAAATAAATTACCACATAGAACATGAAACAGGGACAACTAAATTCGACTGGGATTGCGACATTCCAATTACGCCAAATGAATTCACTAGCTCCCTAATAACCACACTAACAATACTAACCGGAGCAATACACAAGCCTTGGTTTTTTGATGTGGTAGGACCAATTCTTATGGCAATGACGAGCATTATTCTATCAGTAATTAAATGGGCACTAATTAACTCCTACATAAATCCTTGATCATCACACTTCAAATTATATAGCCGCGAGATAAATAAGATATCTAACATTCTTAGTCAACTCAGCGGCAGGACGTCAAAAGGGCGTTAATTTGAGTCTCGTATCCAATGCGCTGCCTTCGCTCAGCCAAGAGCGCACGGACCTTAATCTCTAGGTTGTCGGTCTTGCGCAGGCCGGCGGCGGCCCAGGCCGGTACCGCGACCTCTGGCGCCCGACAAGGCACCTGAACCGGCACCTCGACGCGGACGTACTGAGCCGGCGGTTCGGCCCCGCCCGCGCAGGCGGCCAGCAGCGCAATGCCTGCAAGCAACCCCACCCCTCGCAGGGCTCGTCCAGCTTTACTCATAACCCCATCTCCTTATCGATGATCAAGGCGGCTGCCGCGCATTGGTCGCCACCCGTGCGCTCCTGCTGCAGGCGGTTCGCCGCCGCGTAGTCGTCCAGGGCAATGGCCCTGGCCTCCTTCGCCGCTTGCTCTGCTCTGGCCTGTCGCTCGTTCGCGGCCAGGGTCAGGTCGCCCAGGGCCTTGCCCTGCTCCTGCGCCAGGCCGGCCAAGTTGTCGCGGGCGGCGGCGCACTGGGTGGCCTGGTCCTGCTGGTGGTCGAGCAGCGGCCGGAAGTGGCTGGTGGTGGCCCAGGTGCCGACGGCGATGCCCAGCAGGATCAGCAGGCCTGCGCCGGCGAGGCGAAGCAGCCAGGCGTTCATGCCAGCACCCGCACAGCCAGGTCATAAAGCGCTTTCCGCTCAGCTGCGCCATGAGGCACGCGCCCAGGCTGGCCAGTGTTGATGATGCTGCCGATATCGCTGACGCGCCCGGCGTCGGCCAGGTCGTTCAGGCCGCGCTGTGACCACCACCAGGCTGCCGACTGCGCAGCGTGCTCGGGCTGCTCGAGCAGCTCAGGTTGTTCGAGCAGGGGCATGCCCTGGGCCTGGCCAGCGGCGCGGTAGTTGTCGCGGCCGGTCAGCTGGATCAGGCCGCGCCCACGGTACCGCCAGCCGTCGCCAGACGTTTCCTGGCCGTTGCCCATACGGCCACCGTATACGCGGTTCGCGATCTTCTCCGGCTGCCTGGCATATGCGCCGGCATTCTGCGCCGTGAACCGACTTGGCCAGGTGCGCACCAGGGCCTCGGCGCTGTAGTTGAGGTTCTCCACTAGGTTGCGCAGCTGGCCGGACTCGTGACCGACCTGAGCCAGGAATGCAGCGATGCGCAGGCGGCTATCGATCTTCCAGCGCAACATCGCTCGGTTCAGTGCAGGCACAAAAATGCCCGCGACTGGGCGGGCATTGGGGAGGATCTGCAGCAACTGCTGCTCAGTGATCGGCATTCGGGTTTTCTCCAGGCAAAAAAATACCGCCTCGTGGGCGGTCGGTGGGCATTTGCGGACTTCAAACGGGTCCTACTGGGCGGTGCTCTTGATCGGGGAAGAATTCAGCGCCTTCGACCCACCGACGCAGGGCCTTGCGGTAGTCTTTCCAGGCTTCTGGAGTGGCAACAGCCATGTCGTCGCCGTCTTCGTGCATCAGTAGCTGATCGGCCACAGCAGCCATTTCTGAGGTTACCCAAGCTAATTCGTGCCCGATTTGGGAGTCGCGCTCTTTCTGGTCATAGACTGCTTTGATCTCAGCTTCAGCCAGCGGGATCAGGCCCTGTAATATTTGATCGGGACCTACGTCGTCTTCGTATGCGTAGATCTGGCCAGTCTCTTCAAGCTTAAAATACTGCATGCTTCACCTCATTTCGATCCAATCCACGAGTGGTGCCGAGCCACCCGACCCAGCAATAAAGACGTTATACGTACCACCCGGCGGGACGACAGATTGTCCGGTAATGTACTGGCCAGTACCCGTAGAATAAGTGCCCCTGACGTCCATCCCACTAGAGTGCCGGATGGTCACGGTTTGGTTGATGTTGGTCGTAGTACCGCACAAGATAGAAATCTGGATGGCGCGCCCGGTGTTGTTTGTGTACACGACGCCCAGCGAACGCTGGTCCGTTACTCTTTGCACGGTTTGCCCGAAGCCAAACGGGGTTGTCTCCACCCATTGAGCAGGCCAGGGGGTAGAGGCGCCCGGCCTAGCACGTTCGAACGTGCGGTACGCGCTACTTTCGACCGATGCGATGCTTTGCCATTCAACATCGGACCGCTTCCTATAAGAAAGCATCCCGTATTGAACCGGACTGTTAGTTGGCGTGGCAACGAAGTAGTCCCCATTTGGAACGGTCAGCGCATTGAGGTTGGGTGATTGCAGGTACGGAACATCGCCACCCACACCGTGATCTCCAACTTTAAGCACGCGGCCAGCAGTTATATCGAGATCACCGGTGGTCAGTGCTGCGAAAGCCGCCGTACCTAAGTCACTGAGAAAAGATTCTCGTCCCCAGTCGGCCCATTGGCCATTGACCACGTTGTATCCCCGCCCCGCACGGCGCCCGCTGAACATGTCGAGAGCACTCTGAACCACATACCCGCCTATAGTCACGACGTAGATAAGGGGGAAGGTCATACCCGGTGGTCTGTTTGCAGCGGTGCCAGAAGCAGCGCTCCACCAACCTTCGGTCATTGCCTGATTGCAGTCATCGTTAGGGACTGGTCGGCCGATGGGGGCAGAAACCCCAATAGTGTCCAAGAACTGCGAGTTGTTGTTGATCTTCAGGAACGCTGTGCGGGCGTCATCACCGTCGAGCGCGTTCGGCGGCGTGCCCAGGGCGATCGGAGAAAGAGCCATGTGGTCACCTAATCTAAGTTGGAAAGGTCGACCATAAGGTGACCCCACGTGTGAGATTCAAATCCGAATACCGAAATCCCGGACTCGGGCCCCCTGACGATGAGTGGGCCCGAGCTCGTTCTCATGCTCCCAGACCACGCCGCGAAGGTGCTCATCTGTATTGCGGTGATGATTAGAGGCTGTGGGCCTGGCAGTACTTCGGAAGGGCTGGTCAAGAATCTAGCGGCTTGCAAAACGCCAACCTTTGCGACCGTGTATGCGCGGCTGGTAGGCTGAAAGTTAAGGTCGTCGAAACCAAACTCTGTATCGATAACCCGCATGTACTTGCAGCGAGAATCGAAAACCACCTCACCAGTATTTACATTGCGGATTCTTATACCTACGTTAACGTTGGCAACTTGCGCAATCGACATGTTATCAAAGTGATAAATTTCAACCGCAGCAAGCGTTCTGGTGAAAACATGGAACGACCAGGAATTGCCAGTTCGAGAAACAAAGCTGATCGACATATCATTGTTCGTATTACCGGAATGCCCCACCAGAAATGGATTAATTGCGGTAATGGTGAGCGACGTGTAATACATGCCATTTTGATTCGCCGAACCAGCCGGAGTAATCACATGTTTAGCGACCAAGGCAGCATTACGGTAGTTGCCATCAATCTGGATAAAACCAGAACTATTTCTAACTCTCACACCAAGTGCCATTAGTAAGTACCATAGGCTACAAGCGCAGGTTGGCGTTGAATCCATGAGGGAGTTCTAAATCGCCAAGTGATCGTGTTTCCACTTAGGTTAACCTCCGGCCCGCATAAATCAGTTGTCAGCGGGACGGCAGACAAAACCGCAAAGAATGCCTGTCCACCTACCCCATCGGTAACCTGAAAGGAACCGTCAACGGTGCCAGTGTCGAAAGTATCAATGATTCTGGTTATACGATTGGTAATATCCAGCATCACCGCACCGGTTACGGGGTGACGAATCCTAAATCCAACTGCCATTAAGAAAGCTCCCCCATCTCCAAGAACACCACACCAGTTGCATTGCTTTGGAAATAAGTGCGCACCTCGTTATCAACGCGTGCGTAGTTGACACCCCGGAATATCTGAGCGCCGGCGTTGTAGTCGGTGGTCAATTTGGGCATACCCGCGTAGGGTCCGCTTGGCACCACGGATTGCGAGTAGATCGTCGAGCCAACCATTGCGGTCTGCACAGCAAGCTTCGAGATAAAAGCCGACTGGATGACGGTCTGGCCGTTCTCGATCGCAAAGAACGCTTGCGGTAGTCCGTTTATGCTTTGCATGACAGCGAAACGATCCGCAACGAAAATCACCTGCGACTGCATCCCGCCGGGCGTGTTCTCAACCCCTATGCCCATGCCAGCCCCGTAGTAGCGGCCATTTACATCGACGCCAACCTTGATGCTGTACATCGCCTTCAGGTCGCCATCCAAGTCGACGAGGGCTTCAGCGGTCTGCTGAACCAGCGCTTTCGTATCACCAACCTGTGACGTGAGTTCTGTGGTCTGCGTGGCCAGGGCGGTCACCTCGTCCGCCATTGTCTCGACCTTCGAGACCACGCGAGCAAGGCTACCGTTGACCTGAGCTTGCACGGTGTCGACTCTTCTGGCGATCGCCATGTCTGCCTGGCTGAACGCCGCGTATATCGACCAGGCTCCGGCATAGGCGCCAGTCATACCAGCACGCCAGTCAGTTGCACCCGCCATCCTTGGAGATACCGCCGTCTCGACGCCAAGGATGCGACTGGCCATGGCGGTCAGCTCACCGTTGATGTCCTCAACACTGGTTTCAACACCGTCCAGGCGTACGGCAAGCGCGGTGACCATTTCACCAAGTGACGCATAGTCGCCGAGGTACTCCCAGAAACCTGCCTCGGTCAGAGGGGTTCCGGCAGGAACATCAACCTTAGCCCGGTACAGCTTGCCGTCGTGCTTGACCAGGGCGCCGGCCAGATACGCCTTGTCAGGCTTCCATTCATCCGCGCCAGCAAGATCAGCCAACTGGGCAGACAGTGAGTCAATCTGGCTCTGCAGCGCCCTGTCCCCTGCCTTGAACCGCTCGTTTACAGATCCAGGGCCGTCACCGCTGATCTTCCCAATCTCTGTCGCCAAGCCCTGGGCAAGGTGGGTTTCATTGATCTTGCCAGTGATGTAGTTGAGGATCTCGGTCGCGTCGGCATTGGATATGCCGCGCACCCATGACGACCAATCACCAATGTTTCCGGTGCGGTCGACCAGGCGCCCGCGGAAGAAACGCTCCACACCTGCGGCCATGCCGCTGTTCAAGTAGGTTGAGGTGGGATAAGCGAACTGCCCAAGTGGCAACGGGTTCTGGCCGGCCGCGTCTGACGCGATTTCGAACTCGGTGTACGCCGTATCCTCCGCACCAGGTGGAAAGCCCCAACTGACCCTGATACCGAAAACCTCACTGGCGGTATTCAGGTACGCCAACACCGGAGGCTTTCCCTCCTTACCTTTCAGCTCAGTCAGGCCGGAGTCGCGCCAGATCGACGTGATATCGAACGCACTCACCGCACGTACGCGCGCCAGGTAGGCGCCAGCGTAGATGCCCGTCACGTCCACTGACGTGGTGCCCACTCGCTGCAGGCGAATCCAGTTGCCGTTGTTCCTGCGCCACTCCACGTCGTAGGCGACCGCGCCCTCAACTGCCGGCCAGGCAATCGTCATCGTGCTGACGGCAATGCCCTGGTCGACGGCGTAGCCAGAGGTCAGGGTTACGCTCGCCGGCGGTGGCACCGTTGTCACAGGGATAACGCTGATCGGCCGCTCCTCGAGCTTGGCGCCTGTGTCGATTGCTGCGAACTTGCTTGGGTTGAACTCCAGCGCGGTGAACTCGTACTCGCCCTCAGTGGTGCGCACGCGCTTGAGCACACGGAACAGCTGGACGGCCAGGTCTTCGTAGTCGATCGCCCACTGCAGCTCAGGCTCTGGCTGCAAGCCATAGGCAGTCGTCACAGTCACTGCGCGACCGCTCACCGACTGCACGGTCCTGCCTTGGGCGGTGCCGTTGGGCAAGTTGATGATCAAGCGGTCACCGGCCTTGATCGGCGTGTCCCGATCCAAGGTCACGACGCGGCCTGCGGCGGCAGAGATGCGGCCACCGTTCGGGCGCCCGGCGACGAGCTCATCAGCAACCGGGATGACGAAGCCAGGCAACACGTTTGCGCCTTCCATCCCGGTCTTGAACGAGACCGTGCGGTCCTGGTTATTGCTCAGCAGCGCCCACTTGCCGCGGCGCTGGGCCTCGCTGGCCCTCGTGCAGCCAATGGCGGAGATTTCAACGGGGCGATCCCGGTACCGGCGCTGCAGTGCAATGTCGGTGACCGGTATTACGTCCGTGTCGTAGTTGTTCGCCGGGTTGTCGTAGCTCACCAGGGCACGGCTGTAGTGCGTGTCGCGACCTGCGCCGCCGTAAACAAAGTCGCCGTCGATCACGTTCGACCGAGTGAAGACGTAGTCGATGTCCTGCGCACGCGGCATGTCGGCCTGCATGTACAGCGAGCCCTGCGCCCAATAGACCATCCCCCGATAGATCGCCGAGAGGTCGCGCAGCAGCGTCCAGGCCTCTGCCTTCCCTTGCAGGTTCAGGTCGCACAGGTAGCGCGGCTCCTGGCCGCCCAAGCCGTCCGGCACCAGCTGGTCGCAGTACTGGGCGATGCGGTACATCTCCCACTTGTCGACCATCCACGGCTGGATTCGCTTGCCCAGGCCGAAGCGGTCATTCACGCACAGGCCGTAGGTGGCCCACACCGGGTTGTTTGTCCAGGCCTGCTTGAAAGTGCCGTCCCAGATGCCTGTGTAGGTGCGGGTCTCCGGGTCGTAGTTGCTCGGCACCGGCCAGCGCTGTGCCTTGCAGTTGACCGTCACCGCCGGGATGTTCTGGAACTGCTCGGCGTTGAACTCGATGTACAGCAGCGCGGTGTTCGGGTAGCGCAGCTTCTGGTCGATAATCTCGGTGTAGCCAGCGATCACCATCTGATCGGCAATCGTGCCGCTGTTGGCGTTGGGCGTGATACGGCGAACACGGAAGGCCCAACCGGAGATGGCTGGAGGCAGGTTCACAGACTCGGACCGCTGGTAGCCGTTGGTGGTCTTGCCGTCCACGGCTGAACGCAGGGCTTCCACGAACGCCCCACCATCAGTGGAAACATCGATGGCGTACTCGATCCGGTAGCCATTGGTGTTGCCGCTGCTGTCTTGGCTGACCAGGCGCTGCCATGAGAACCGGACGCGAACACGGGAAAGCTGCAGGTTGCTGAGCGTGCGCGTGAAGGGCGTGTCACTGCGCAACTCGACGTTCACCGTCGTCTCGTTCTCGATCGCTGGAATACCTTGGATGTAGTCCTGCTCGATCGAGCCTGGGCGCCACTCCCACTTCACGCCGGGGAAATTGACGTTGCCGCTGGCGTCCATGATCGGCGTATTGTCGAGGTAGATATCGCGGTCGGTCGGCGTGCCGTCGAACTCGCCCTCGCCCACGGCCAGCAGGATCTTGGCAATGTTCGTCGACTGCAGGCTGTCCGGTGCTTCGACCGGGTTCTTCGGCTTCTTCTCGCCGCCCTTGGCGCCGGTGACTTCTGGCAGGAGTGCTGCGCCCATGCTTTCCTCCGGGCAATAAAAAACCGCCCATAGGCGGTTGGTGGTGTTTCGTGCTGGTAGCTACGCTTTGTCCTCGGCATAGATCGAGGCTGAGATAATCGCCCCGCCCCAGCGGCGTTTCCCAATGCAGATCGGTACCGGGTTGCCGCTGGCCGTGGTGTTCTTGGCAGCACCAAAAGCGTACGACGGCAGGTTCTCAGGGGCGCCACTCATCGATAGCCCTTTGGCTTGAGGGCTGAGCCTCTGTATCACCCCGCCAACAGCCATTGAGACGCCTATTGCCCCTGTGATGCCCCAGGCGCCACCGGCACCAATTGCACCTAAACCAGCCGGAGCAAATATGGCCACCGCCGCTATAAGCGCGATGCCAACTACGGTTTGAAGTAGGCCGCCCCGCTTGCTCCCACCAACCACTGGCACGAGTCGGAGTTCGCGAACTCCGCTGCGATCGAAATCATTGGTTCCAACATTTTTTCGATTTCTGAAAACCGCGAATTGCAGCCCCATCCCATCCAGTCTCCGGATCTCATCCTCAAATCCCGGTAGCGTAGCCTTCAAGGCTCTGAAAACCTCCCATGTATCGCCGCTATCCAGCTGTCGCCGATGTGTTCGCCCAAATTTCCTGGCAAGCGATCCGGATAGTTTTATGGTGGTCATGGGTGAGTACTGGATCGCGCTCATGCTTTCTCCAAAGAAAAACTCTAGATGTAAAAAACCCGCCGAAGCGGGTTCAAAAGTTAGTTGGGTAAACTCCTGCGCCGGATATTCGGCGTCTCAACACATCTCCAGCATTCAATTCAACCTCAGCCTCGAAGATCCCACTGCCGCCACAGATTCCGACTGGCTCTACCGCCAAGATGTGTTCTCCAGAGCGAACTCCAAACCGGCCAACCTCTCCAGCATAGAAATCAGCGGCAGGTTTGCCGTCAATTTGAAACCGCAACTTGCAGCCAGATCCGGATAGACCTGAGTCCCGAGTGACAACAAGCTGAGCATCCGAAGCACTGCCGAACCCATAAAGTCTCTCAACAGGAACGGGATCGGCTTTGTCTGCTGAAATAGGCTCCGTAGCACATCCGCCCATAACCACCAAAGCCGCAGCAGCGATCAGAGTTCGCATGTCAACCCTCCCTATCGATGAGGGCAATCTACCACAGCCCGGCAGGCGCCGACGCTCGCCGACAAGTGCCACCCGTACACACGCCCATTTGGTCTACCATTACCCTCCCCAACATTTCACATGAAGGGTGCGGAGATGCCCGATGCCGAAAATCCGAGATTTGCCGAGGCGCTGGCACACTGGGCGGAGGATGTCGCTTTGATTCGCGCCAGGGAGCGCGCACAGGCGATAGCCAGGGTCGAAGAAGTACGGAGCACTTACCTGATGGGTGCTTTACACACCAGCGCGCTATGGAAGCACTATGCCTGGAAGCGCCGGGACCATTGGTGAATCCAAAGAAGCCGAGCAAGCCAAGCGCCAGTCGTCGGACATTTTTTGCCACCTCCGCACCACCTCCAGGCCGTATAGTCCTCAGAGTTATGGGGCGCAGTAACGTGCTTCACAAAGAAAGGAGTACGAAGCATGAGCGCCGAGTCGAAACGTATCGCAGCCTTAGAACAAGCCTTGTATGCAGCGCTATCCGCATCCGAGCAGTACGGAATCAGCGCAGAGGACCTGCGCCTTAGAGCAATCGTTGGGCTGTCATTGAACCCACTGTGGAGCTGGGTAGACGATAGCGCGGCAGGTGATGCGGAGACAGAATTAACCAGCGCGGTCAGAATCTTGCGCAAAAACAACAAACCCGCAAATTGAAAGCCCAGCACGGGGCTGGGCTAATTTCCTAAGGGCACACAACAACGTGGTGGGCGCGGGGATACCGCATATGATTATCTCAGCGGCGCTTTCGGTGGACGATTTGCCGACCCTTCCTGGTCGCTGTAACGCTCTGCATTCGAAGCTCGTGAAGGATTCGGCGACCTAGGCACTGATTCGTCGCGCTTGGGTTGGAGCTGGACATTATCGTCGCGATCCTCGGGGCGGGACTCCTTGGCGTCATCCGCATCCGTGCCTGGCGCTGCTTGATCATCACTCGGCTTGGTTTGCGGGCCGTCTGTCTCTATGCCATACCTATCTCTGGTCATACACACCTCTCAACGCTCAGAAATTCTGAGCTGGGTTGAGTATGCTCCCCCACCATCGAAAGAAGTTTTATATCGGACCGCCGGACATTGAGAAATACAGTCAATCGATTCTCGGATCGCTGAATGGCATTCTAGCTAATCCTCAGGGGTCCGAGCATCGCTAAAAGCTCGAGGCGCCGCGAGAATAAATGTAAAGCTTCCCGTCAAACCCTTTCTCAGTTCTTTCGGCATTTGAAAGGCAAAATGTATGAGCCACGCCCCGTCACTCAGGAGAAAACTATCACCCCGATAGCGAGCCACCTCAGTTTCAGTTATTCCTATTCGGCGAGCGATATCAAGGTCGCTTGGTGCATTGTCCATAATTGCGCCTTATTAGAGACGCCTTGGCGCCCCGCTGGATGAGGTGAACCTTCAACAGACTTTTATGGCCTGGCTGTGCGAACCGACCACTGCGTTTTGGGCTTCCCGGCAGCAGATCCGCTGACTCCTGGCGGAATCTGCTCAATTTGCCCGCCACTGTTGATAAAAAGCGCCGTCTGCTCGCACAACCGATCGTGAGCGCGTTGCGTTTCAGGAGAGTATGAGTGATGCATAAACACTACCTCGGTCAGAGAGAGAATGTCTCCCTACCGTTACACGATACATCAATTGCAGCATGATCATGACCGATTAGCGCTCTTTCCTTAGAAATTCCCGACCCTGTCCGCCCATCCACCCTGGAGAAAGCCAGTACGCGGCTCGCTCCTGCGCGTAGTAGCGTTGTGCCTCCCAACGAACCGCCCCGGTCCGTTGCCGGAAAGCCCATGGACTGGGGCATTGATGACCTAGGAGGTCAATTTGAACGCACAAGCCCCGCAAACGAGCTATGAAGACGCGATCATCCAACTTTCGAATGCCGTCCTCGCGTTGACCCATGTACTCGGACAGGTCAGCCCTGATCTGACCAAGGGCTACATGGGTATGGCACTGCACTCCAGTGCTCAATCTGGGAACGGCGACCTCATCCTAGAATCAATCTGGGAAAAAGCCTTCCCAGGTGCGCCGCTACCTGTAGCGCTAAGCCCGGAAGAATTCGCTAAGAAGCATCGCGAGACCGGCAAGTAATACTCACCTTTGCGATGGCCGCAGTGGAGATCAACGCTTCGTTGATGTACACCCGGCCATCAGCCACGATGAAAACTGAGTGGTTGGTGTTACTGCTTTTGCTCTGATCGATTTTCATGCTCAGCTCCGGCGGCCGTGCCGCTCAATTTCGCGTCCCTATGACGCAACACAAGACGCGTCCGGTCGAGCCAAGGCCCGCCGAACACGATGATTTCTGATGGCCTGCCGTACAGGTGGTGCAGCAGGAACGGGCCAGGACCGAACACGCCAGCATCCTCGCCGGGCAATGCAGGGTCTGCCCCCAGGTAGATACCCGCATGATTGGGGTGGGCCGTGCGCCCCACGGCCATGACGATCATGTCGCCGCGCTGAGGTCGGTCAACCTGGTAGAAGCCGGCCTGCTCGTAGAGCTGCTCGTACAGGCTTGGGTTGCCTGCCTGCTCCCACCAACCATCCTCTCGGTCATACGCCGGGAACTCCAACCCCCACTCACGCTGGTACCAGTCCGCGCAGACCTGCCAGCAGTCCCAGGCACCGTGCACGAATGGGCGCCCCAGCAGCGGCGTGTGGCCCGCTGGAGTGATGGTGCGCAAGTCTCCCTCCGGCCACGACAGGATGTGCCATGGCAGGCCCGTGGCCTCGCACATGGCCAGGTCGCGCGATGACGGCCTGCTTGTGGCGTCAGGGTGCGAGTGCACGATGCCGATCACCTGGCCCTGGTCTTCAGCCTCGGCGTACTGCTCGGCCGCGATACGAAATTCCTCGGTGGGTTCGGTGGCCACGTTCTCACATGGGAAGTAAACCTGCTTGCGGCCAACCCCCAGCAGCAGCCCGCAACACTCGCGCGGGTATTCCGCCGCGGCGTGCGCTTGCACGGCAGCAACGATGTGTTTTCGCATGCTCAGCTCCGTGCGATCAGGGAGACGGCGGGGAAACCACCAAAGGGCAGCGGATTGCCCACGCCGAAGCGCGGGACGCACCCGGTGCCCAGGCAGCCGTCGCATTCGTCAAGTTCAGGGTTGTCGGTCAGGTTGCCGTCCTTGTCACGGTACGGACCGGTGTAGCCACAGTTCGGCCCCCGGTACCCATTGGCCATGGCCCAGTGGCACAGCGTGGTCATCTGCCGCCCGATGGTCTCCCCGCCTACATCGCCAGGGCTGGCCAGCTCCCATGACACTGTCTGGCCGTTCTCCGACACTTTCTGGTCGATGTACCAGACCTCGATGCTCTCCTGGGTTGGGTCTGCCCCAGGGTTGCCGGCCGGGAAGTTCACCGCGTCCAGGAACTGGCCGAGCGTATTCCGGATGGTCAGCTTGAATTCGAGCAGGTCGTCGAAGGCGAAACACAGCGCGGTGATCCTGCCGTTGACGTTGCCGACCGATATCGTCGGTCGGACAGCGGTACCGTCCGAGTTTGCCTCGATGCCCTCGACCTGCAGCGGCCAGGCGCCATACTCCTCACCCTGCCACCAGATCGATTTCGCCGGCAGCTGGTCGGCGTCGGCGCCAGCGGCTGCGAGCTCCTGCGCCGTGTGCGGAATGGCGTGGCCATGAAAGCGCAGCACATCGGCGCCGAAGTCAGAGCCATCCAGTTCGAACAGCAGCACCTCGGAGCCTGGCTCAAGCTTCTGGATCTGTGAAATCAGGCTCATGGGTGGTATGCCCTTTCAAAAGTCAGGTTGATGACGGCAATGCCGCCGGGGCGGCGCTGCTGGCCGATTCGCTCGCAGCGATACAGCCCGAGCTCGCCTCCGGGCGAGGTCCACAGGAACGACCTGAAACCGCCATGGGAGCGGATGAAGGCGACGATGGGGTCCACCTCCTCTGCGACACCGCCGAATGACAACGTCCAGCTGTCGTTCTCGGCGTTGATCCCGTCACCCACCACCTGTGTGTAGTTGTCGCCGAATTGCGACTTCCGGGTTTTCAGCGTGCTCTCGCCACTGGCCTCATCATCTGGCGACCACGTGAATGTCTCGATAGCCACGACTACCTCCCCTTCATGTTTCGATAGCTGGCCCCACCTGGTCGCCAGGATGCTGCAATTGCGCGGTCGGCTACGCCTTGCATCTGCTGCTGCAGGTTCTGCTCAAGCGCCGCCGTATCGAGCTCCATACCCTCACTGCTACGGTCAGGAACGGTGATGCTCGTCGGCGCGTTGATCTGCACGAATGTCCCGCCGCTCTGGCTACCGCCGACCAGCTGCACGCCCAACGAGCCGTCGGCGCCACGGGCCAGCGGCATGATGGCCTCCGGACCCGCTTCGCCAGCAATACCGAGCCCACCACCAGCCATGCCAAAGCCTGTTGGCTTGGTCAGCACGCTGTTGGTAAAGGCACCGCCCTTGGCGAACATCTGCACGCCGCCATCCCAGGCACCGCCCAATGCTTGGAAGTAGGCGCTGGAGTAACCGGCCTGCGAAGCACCAAGGTTTGACGACACCGCTCCGGCAGATCCGGCCGGCAGGCCATTGCCTCCACCGCCGCCGAAGTAGCTGCCAACCGCGGATACACCAAGACCTACCAAGCCACTGAGCAACGAGCTCGCAGCCCGCTGGCTGGCAATCCTCGCCATGTCGCTGATGATGCTGGTGGAGAAGTCCTTAAACTTCGCCTTTCCGTTCATGGTGAAGTTCGAGAGTGAGACGCTGGCTGAGTCAAAGCCGGCTGTCAGGGTGCGCTCCGTTGTACCTGCCACATCAGCCGCGTCTGCCTGGATGTTCGCCCACGCCCGGCGCGCGCCGTTGCGATAGTCGCGCTGGGCTTCAAGGCGGGCGCTGTGGCCGTCCACCTCCATCTGCAGCTCGCGCGCCTGATAGTCGGCCAAGTCGGCCAGGCGTTCCTCGTAGGCTTGCTGGCTGAGGCGACGAGAGACATCCTCCTGCTGCTCCTCCAACTGCCGGCGCGCCTCGGCGTACTTCTGCCGTACAGCGTTCAGGCGGTCGGCCTGCTCGCGCTCATCGTCACCCATACCGACCCCGGCCACGTCGGCATTGATCGCGTCCTGCCGGGTCTGCAGCACCACCTCCATGGCCTTGCGGTAGGCCTCGGCGCTGTTGCGCCGCTGCTCGGCAAGCTTCCGCTCAGCCTCGGCGCGCTGCTGAATGGTCGTGTCGCCGTAGGCGGTGTTCAAGTTCTTGATGCCGAGCTCCATCTCGGCAGTGGTGATCTTGCCCTGGGCCTGGGCTTTACGCAGGCCCTCCACCCCTTTGGCCAGATCCTCTAGCCGTTTCTTCTCCGGCAACGCGCGGTCGATGATGGCGTCCAGCGCCTTGATCTCATCGTTCAGTGCCTTGGTGCGGTCCTTGGTACCTGCCGTGGCGTCCTTGTTGGCCTTCTTCTGCGACTCGATTGCGCTCGCCGCCGACAGGATGGCTTGCCGGTCCGTCTCGGTGAGGTCTGCATTCTCAGCGATGTAGCGATTGGCGATCTTGAGCGCATCGCCGTTGTCCTGCAGACCTGCGAGCTGCTTCTGCAGGGTCTCCAGGTACGTCTGACCTGCAGTGCTCATTCCCGCCTTGGCAGCGTTGTTGGCCAGGGTCTGCGCGGTGTTTTCTTCCGTGACGCCGTTGAGCACGCGCAGTGTTTCGGCGATCAGCGCTGAACGCTGGTCCGCGTCACTGACGGCGCCGGCCTGGGTGATCCATTTCTGCACCGTACCTGCCGGCAGGTTCAGTCGGTCACCCACGTCACGCAGAATCGGCGCCAGGTCACCACCGGCCGCACGCGCCTCATTCAGCCGGTCGACCACCTCCTGATAGGCACGCAGCTGCTGGTTGTACTGGCCGCCCGAATCACGCGCGGGCGCCGTAACCACTGACTGGCGAATGGACTGGGCCAGATCGCCGTAAGCGCTGCGTACTGCATCAGCGGCCCCGACCTGCTCCTGCTGCCACTTGACCAGCGATGCTTCGCGCTGGTCGCGGTTGAGCTTGGCGAACTCCTCGCGCAACTGCGCTACCGGCTTGTGCATGTCGTCCAGGCTGACACCGGCCTTGTCGGCGCTGTCGCCCAGGAACAGGAAGCTGGCGGCGGCGGTGCCGGCGAGCAGAGCCAGTCCCGCCGGCCCACCGAGTGCAGCCAGCAGGCCACCCGTGGCCGCGCGGGTGAGGTTTGCCTGGGCAATGGCCAGCGCGTCGGTGGAGGCCTTGAGCGCCGCCTGCTTTGGTAACAGCTGTGTCTGCACCAGCGACAAGCGCTGCAGGCCCGTCGCAGCGGCGACAGAGGCCTGAGCCTGTTGCACCTGAGCCTGTGCATAGATACGCTGGGCCTCGGCCCCAAGCAGGGCGGCGCGGGCGTTCTCCACCTCTGCAGCGCGCTGAGCCAGTGCTGCCTTCACAGCCAGGCCGGCCTTGGCAACGTACAGAGTGAGCGCGGCGGCACCCGCCCCGCCCATGGCGCTAGCAACCAGGTCCACGTTGTCAGCCAGCACCAGCAGGACTTTCGAGAGTCCGCCGACCGCCCCGGTGCGCTCCTCCATGTTGCCGAGGAAGGTGCCGATGGCGTTATTGATGTTGACCAGGGCGTCCTGCACGCTGGTGGACATATCGGCAGCGGCCTTGCGGTTGGCTTCCACCGTCCGCAGCAGGCCGGTGTTTAGGTCATCCAGAGAAAGCTTGCCCTGCACCCCAAGCTTGCGGATCTCCGCAGCACTCTTTCCGGTACCGGCGGCGATGGCGTCCACAATGGTCGGCATCGCGCTCTGAATAGAAACCCAACCGTCAGCATCGATCTTGCCTGTCTGCAGCGCCTTGGAGTAGGCGTCTAGCGCAGAGCCTGCCTTGTCGGCAGACGCGGCGTTGGTCACCAGCAGGAAGCTGAAGCTGTCGGTGATATCCAGGGTTTGCTGCGTGTTGAAGCCCAGGCTGCGCATCACGTCCGCCGTGCGGATGTAGAGCTCTTGTGCCTCAGCCAGTGGGCGATAGGTTTCCTGGGCGGTGCGCAGGAGACGCTCCTGCACCACCTGGTATTCGCCGGCGCTGCCAGCTGCAGCCCTCATCCGGTCAGACATCTGCCCGTAGGCGTCCACCTGCTTGATGATGCCACCGATCAGGCCAGCGCCAGCAACAGCGGCAAACGCACCACGCATCAGCACGCCAGCAGACTGAGCGGCAGATCCCGCCCTATCGAAGGCTGAATCGACGGTGGCTAGGTTACGGTCCATCGCCTGGGCACTGCGCGCCACCACCTGGTCAGCGTTGGCAAGTTCCCGGCGCAGTTGAGCGGTGGTCGCCTCGATCTGGACCAACATGCCCTGGACTTGTTGATCGGCCATGCATTTCTCCAAGCACGAAAAAACCGCCCGGAGGCGGCGAGTTACTCTTCCTGGCGGCCCCGGAAGAAAGCCTTCAACTTGTCAGCAACGCTCACGGGTCGTCGCGGCGCGGATTGCTGGCCGGAGTTCTGTCCCTGGGCCTGCCCGCGGCCGGACCAGTCGAGCCGAGCATCGAGCGCGATCATGATTTGGGGTATTGGGGTGCGCCAGGCAGTGTCAGGCGGCCAACCAAGCCAGCCGGTGGCCACGCCGAACAAATAGTCGACGTAGCTCCCGTCCTTCACTGCGCTGTGCTGTCCGCCTCGTCCTTTCCCCGGGCGACCACGCTCGGCGGTACCGGGTTGAGCAGGACAGTGATGAACTCGGTCAGCTGGGTGGAGACCTTGGCCACGCCGGTCTGGAACACTTCGGCGGCGACCTGGGCATGCTGGTCAGCCTGCAGGCCGGCGCCAGCGACAATGATGTCAGCGCTGGAACCGATGCTCATGAGTCGCATCGATTCGAGCGCACCGCGCAGTCCGCCGAAGCGACTTTCGATCAGCAGAGCCGCTTCCAAGGTTGGCCGCAGGGTGTAGGTTCGCGCACCGACCACCAGCGTCTTGGTGCCATACAGAGCTTCGCTCATGGGGTTCTCTCAGTAGAGGACGGGGCCGAAGCCCCATCGATCAGGGGGTAGCCGGACCCGGCAGGATTTCGAGGATGTCGGTGTTGATGCCGAGCGTGATGTTGCGGCGCACGACGTTGTCGGCGGAACCGGCAGCCACCTTGTTGTTGCTCACCTTCACCGCGAAGTAGTACGTGGTCGGCAGAATTGCCGGGGTCGCGCCTGGATCACCGTCATTCAGCGTGACCCTGATGTTGTAGTTACCCTTGGAGCGGTCCTTGTGCGCTACGGCGATCGCCTTCTGGCCTGCATCGCCGTTGTCCAGGCCTACGACCAGGGTCATGTCGCCCGCGTCGGCAGTGCCCTTGTACTTGCGCACGCGGCCATTGGACAGCGCGGTGAAGTTCACCGGGTTGAAGGTGTCGCCGAACTCGCCCAGGTCTTCGATCTCGCCCACATCGACGTAGGTGTCGGCCTTGTACTCGGTTTCGGTGTCGGCACCGGTCTTGCCGCCAATGGCCAGGCGGCAGCCGGCGGCTGTGTTGAGGTTGTCTTCGGCCATGGGGGTTCCTCCAAAGGCACATTGGATAAAGCCGCAGCGCGGCCGGTGGTTGAATCAGTGGGTAGTGATGACTCGGACCGTGATCGAGCCCTGGTAGGTAACTCCGTCAGCATCGCGCTGGGCATCCGACTGGATGACGCGGACCGAGACGGCGCGGCCAACCTTCAGCGGCAGCGGGCGCTCGTCCAGTGCGGCGATTACCTCGCCGTTGATGCGCTTCACCTCGGCCTGGCCGACAGCATCAGACCAGACCGACAGGTACAGCAGGCGCTGCTCGCGCTTGCGCCCGGAGATCGGGCTTTCGTTGGCCGAGACCTCGCGGTCGATCGACACGTAGGGCATATCGGCGTTCATCGGCGCGCCGTCGTAAATCGGGCAACTGACCTCGGCGAGGAGCCTCGCAAACAGCGCCTCTTGCAACGCAACAGACGGATCAGCCATTACCTACCCCCTGGCTCGCTTTACGGAGCGTGCGCCGTACGGCGGTCTCGATTTCAGCCATGACGTACTCGCGGTTCACGTCGATGGAGGGCCGAAGCCATGGGTGCGCCGGCCGGGCCGGAATGTCCGGGTACTTGCCGAAGAAGTGCTCGCCGTCGCTCTTGTTGGTGGCTCTACGGTTGCGATTCCCGGCACGCTTGCCGCCGATGTAGCCCTTGGTGCCGTACTCGATGAACCGCAGGTAGAAGAACTTGCGGTTGTCGCGCTTGCCGCGGATTCCGATCTGCGCATCCAGGCCGCTGGGCGCCACGTAGATCTTCAGCGCTGCGGCGGCTGCGCCTGTGTCCTTGGGCATCAACTGCTGCTGGGTGGCAAGGACACGCTCAGCGGCGTGGCGCATGGCCGGGGCCAATTCGTTGTCCATCGTCTTGTGGATGTTGCGTAGCGTTCTCCGAAGGCGGATATCGCCGCGCATCTTCGAGCGGCGGGCCATGACCTACTCCTTGGCCTGGTCAGCCTTGGTTTGCTTGGCGGTCTTCTCGGTGGCAACCTCGGTCACCTCCTCGGCATAGCCGCGGGCGATCAGCCCGGCGCCATACTCCTTGTCGACCACGAACTCTTCACCCTTCTCGCGATCGCCAGAGGCGCCGGAGAGGATGCCCAGTGCACGAATTTTCATGGTTAACCTCATGGATTCGGTACCGATGAGCAAAGCAGCCTCATCAGGGTGTTCTCGTTGTCCGGTAACACTGCCTCGACCTGGTAGGTGACCCCACGCCGCGTCAGTCGAGACCCGGCAACAATGTCCAAGCGCGGCCTGGCAATGATTTCTGCCGTAACAACTGCACTCAGCTTTTCCGCGACTGCCGTTACGCGCCCTGTAGGGGTGCGGACTTCGCCCCACATTTCAGGGCGAGCTGCAGGAAGCCACGTCACTGTGGCTCCCCCGGACTTATTGCGCTCTTCATGTCGGTGGGTCACCTCGAGCCGGTGACGTAGAGGCCCGGCTCTCATACGCCCCACCCGATACGGTGTGGGGTCAGGAGCGCCTTCGACCCTTGCGGCAGTTCGGTGGCAATGGTCCCGATTACAACGTCCTCACGGTTCGCGTAAAGGTGGCCGAGGATCAGCAAACAGGCAGCCTTGATCTGCTTGTTGCTGACCATGGGAGACTCGCCGGCATCCCCGGCGGCGATAGCCTCATCCAGCGCCTGCTGGTCCACATAGAAACGGCGGTTCAGATAGTCCATCGCCTGACCTTCGGCCGCCTCGATCAGTAGTTCCAGGTATGCGTCATCGTCGTCGGGATCCCGCAGGTGATGCCGGGCGATGGTCATGCTGATGACCGGCATGTCGCTACTCCTCCAGCGGCTCGAACGATGCCAGCTTCCGCTCCACCAACTCCTCTGCATGCCGACGTGGCACCACGTAAGCGGGGCCACAGCGGCGACGCAGTTCGCCCTCGTCCATGTAGGAACGCATCGGGTAGATCTGAAGAGTTGCTGGATTGGGGTTAGCCGCAATCTCACCCTCTCCAGCCGACTGATCGGCTTCGTCAGTGTTGTCGGTCACGCCCGGCCCATTCTGATCTGCAACTTCCGATGCGACCGTGTCCGTACCGGGGGCTTCGGCAATGGTGCCCAGGTCGCTTGCAGCGATGTCCGATCCGGTACCCGAGTCTGCCTGTGTTTCCGGCAGCACCTGCTCTGCGCTCTCACCCGAGCCTGGAGCTGTTGGGGGAGCGCCCGACTCGCCAGGACTTGGCGAGACTGTTTCACCAGGCGAAGGGGGCAAAGCCCCATCCACGGCCTGGCCGCCGCTGGTTTCACTGGTCGAGACAGGTTCCTTCGGCTCAACCGTGGACTCTGGTTTTTCCTGTTTACGTGCCATGAGAGTACTCCAATCGGGCGTCATTGCTGACGCCCCTAGCCAGAGAAATCAAGGAGTGATCAGCGGACCGGTGACGAACGCCTCATCGCGATAAATCGCAAAGGCCAGACGCTCCTCAGCACGGATCGTCGCCATGTTGTTCTCGAAGTCCTTGTCGTTCTCGGTCGAGATCAGCACTTCGATTTCCATGCGGTCGAAAATCTGAGCGCCGAGCTTGAAGGCTCCGACCAGGAAGTCGTTCTGTGTCATGGCCTGGGTAGAAACCACTGGGCGATTCCAGAGTTTCGCGTTGGTGCCTTCCTGAGGCTGACCGATGATGTACCGGCCTTCCCCGTCCTTAGTCAGCTCGATCGCTGCCCAGTCGATCGGGTTGAGCACAATGCCGTCGGATGGAAACTCGGCCAGTTCGGCCTGCAGCAGCGCCAGGCGCAGGCGGTCGATTCGCTGCTCGCCCACTACTGTCACGCCAGCGGGCTGGGCGTAAAGCTGCGCGACAGTCATGAGGCCTTGCAGGTTTGCACCGGTGCCGCTGCCGTAAAGCAACTGGGCTTCTTCAGCCATGTTCAGGCCGTAGCGCGCACGAGCGTCGATGTAGCTCTGCAATGCCTTGGCATCGTCCAGCATCTGGCGGCTGGCCTTAAACAGGTGAGCGATGGTACGAACGTTTGCGGTCGCCAGGGCGAAGGTGATGTCGGAGTACGGCTTGGCGGTGCCCTCCGCCACGGTGCGCGCGTTGTTGGTGTAGCCGGTTTCACGGATGTACTCGATGGAGTTCGACTCCGTCTCGCCCGGCGCCACCAGGTCGCGGATCGTCAGTCGGCGCTGCGGCGGCGCGACGACACCGGGCAAACGCTGGGCGGGAACCAGGTCGCCACCGGTAGCAGTGGTGATAGCCGCGCGCGGCACGGAGACGCGACGCGAGCCACGGAAGGACGAGTTCATGTCCTGCATTTCTTCGCTGCCGATCACCAGGGCACCCACCGACTTTTGCGGTTCTTCCTGATGAGAGCGGTCACGGCTCGCATTCACGAGCTTCTGCTCAGCCTCGCCCAGGCGCGCCTGCAGCTCGCCCTGCTTGGTCAGCATCTCATCGACCTTGGCGCGAGTTTCGGTGTTCATCTCGCCGCTGGCCTTGATCTGTTTCTCGACCGCCTCGGCCTGGCTTTTGATCTGGTCGCCAATGCCCTTGAGGCTGGCATTGAGTTCTTTGACTTGGGCTTCAAAGTCCATGGTCATTTTCCTTTCAGAGAATTGAGGAGATTGGTTGCCGCGCTCAGAGAGGCGGAGAGGTCTGGCGCGACAGCGCGGGGCTTATCGGTCGGGGCAGCGTTATGCGTGCCCCCGCCGGTAGCGCGAGGCATACCGGACTTGAAACTGGCGAACAGTTCGCGGCGCTCGGAGCGAGGCATACCGCCCTTGGCCAGGGCTACGTCCATCGCCTTGAGCGCATTGGCCTGGGCGGCGTCTTCGGTTTCGCGCTCGGTGACCTCGGTGGACGACAACAGTCCAGTGGCCAGACCGAGTTCAACAGCACGCTTGCCGCGGATGTAGGTTTCGTCGTCCATCAGTTCGGCCATGTCTTCAGCCGACTGCCCGCTGGTCTCGGCATAGAGGTCGGCCATCGCCGCGTCGAACTCCTCCATGTCGTCGGCGATATCGCGGAGGTAGTTGCGATTGCCAGCGAGCCAGGTCCAGCAGTTGTGGATCATGAGGAAGGCGCTGCTGGCCACCTCTCGCTTCTTCCCCGCGAGGAAGACAATCGAAGCAGCGCTGGCCGCCATGCCCAGCACCTTGGTGGTGACCTCGTGGCTGTGCTCTTGGAGGCGGTTATAGATGGCGATGCCTTCGAACATGTCGCCACCTGGGGAATTGATGTAAACGGTGACATCTCGCTCCCCGATCGCCCGCAAGGCGGCGTCGATTCGTTTCAGCGTGACGCCCTCGCCATACCAGTCTTCGCCGATCACGCCGTACACCGTGATGGTGTCCGAGGTGTTCTCGACGGCCGCCTGGATCGCGGGGTTCCATTTATCGAGCGCGCGCGGGCTCATCTCGCTGCGCAGGCCGCGAGACTGGATCTTGTGTTTCATGGATTACTCCCGAGATTTACTTTTCCGGCTGTTGAAGCCAGTTCATCAGTGCGGCCCTTGCGGCCTGACCATCGTCTTGCTTGCCGAGCTGGTCCAGCGGCACCAGGTTCGACTGAACCGTCAGAACGTCACCGCCTGGCATGTGAGGCATGTTGTCTTTTCGCCGCCCTTCGTTGCGGGTGATGAAGCCGTTCTGGGCCATCGTGCTGAGGTACGCCGCGCGCCCAGAGCTGTCGGCCCGCAGAAACGCTTCGAGCGAGAACTCCGAATAGAAGTTGATCCGGTCTACCGCCGTCATGCACCACTTGTTTACGCACTGCTCGATCGGCGCCGTGAAGGACATGATGCAGTAGGTGAGGAACGCGATCTGCTGTTGTTCCAGGCCGGTCCCCCAGTTACTGCCCTTGTCGGTCTTCATCACCATCCAGGGCGGGACGCCGAACCATCGACAAATCTCCTCGATGCTGTGCCCTCTCGACTCCAGCAGCTGCGCGTCAGCGGGGTTGATGCCGATCATCTCCGGCTTCACGCCTTGCTCAAGCACAGGACTCTTGCCAGCGTTCAGCGCCCCGGAGATGGTCTTGACGTACTCACGAAACTCAACGCGCTGGGCCGGGTTAAGTGTCTTGTCGACCGAAAACGCGACCGTAGGCATCATGCCGTTGCGGAAAGTGCTGTTGGCCGCGTCGTCTGCCGACATCGCCGAGCCAAACACATCCGCGCCGTAGCGAATGGCCGAAAGGCCAACCCGGCCGTCCAAGGTAAAAGCCGGGATGTGCAGCATGTTCTGCCGCACAATCTCCCGGCGCGCCCCTTTTCGCGGCCTGAAGAAGTATCTCAGCCGGCCGTCATCATCAAACTCAAGGTCGACTCGGGACGGCATCAGGAAGTCCAGCGCAATGACGCGACCTGCAGATCGGTGAATCTCGCAGTAAGCATTCCCCCACAACAGCATCGAGGCAACGACTGCCTGCCAGAAGTGGAAGGCGGCCATGTCCTCGTTGGGGCTGGTGTGCACCACGTCGTACAGCGGGAAGTCCCGTGCACTCTCACGACTACCATCAGGCATCCTCCGGTAGATGCTCAGGGGCAAGCCCGCAACCGAGGTGGAGATGATGCGGACGCAGGCCCACACTGTGGAAAGCCGCATCGCCTTGTCGACGCTGACCGATTTTCCGCTACTGGACTGAGCCCCGAGAAACGCGCCCCAGAAGCCGCCATCTGACAGCTTGATGCTCTTGCCCAACCATTCGCTCATGCTGGCTGATGGCTTGGCAGCCGCAGCCCCCAAAGCCTGGGATAAGGTTTTAATCACTGGTCAGCCCTCGGCGAAGGAAACCGGCGATGCAGAAGAAACTCACAGCTCCTGCAATCAAGGCCCATCCAGTACCGGCCAGCACCCATACCCCAGCACATGCCAGGGAGAAAGCCACCAGAGCGCAGGCGATGAAAATGTAAAGTGCGTTCATGCGATCAGTGGGTCCCGAATGCCAGCCATGAAGTTGTCCATTCCCCCGCGCCCCTCAGGATTGAGACTGATCAGAGAAACGGCGTTGAATGTAGCCATCAGTGGGTCGATCTTTGCCGTGCCCGAGGCCTGCTTGGTGATCAAGAAGGCGTTGGCCGACGGAACCCCTTTGGCGTTGCCACAGGACCAGGCCATGAGCGGCTGACCGCAGTGCAACAGCGTGCCCTCGGCGAGCTTGCGCTCAGTCGTCTTGATAGCGCCGGTGAGCTTCCACCCCTGGGAAATGCCAACGATTTTGTCCTCCTCGACACCAGCATCAGCCAGTGCATCCAGAACAGAGCCGATTCCTGCCGGGTCGAGCCCGACCTTGTCCAGCAGGCCCGACTCGTTGATACGAGCGACGATGGCTGCGAACTGCTCCACGTCTTCACCGATCCGCTTGACGATGGTCAGGTCGCCCACCGCCTCCAGATCCTTGAGCCGCGGAGCTTCGGACTTGCGGCGCTCAAGAACCGATGGGTGAGCCCAAGCGTGAGCCCAGTGGAACCAACGACGGGTGCTCGTTTCCCGGCCGACAACGGCAAGACCAAGTAAGTCGTCGAGTCCTCCTCCGTCCCCCCCAACATCAATGACTTCGCACCGCTCAAGGATCTCATCCAGGTTGAGCCAGGTAGCCGTCTGCGGCTCCCAGAATTCGGCGCCGACCCAGGCGTCAGACATCAGGGCCAACCCAATCTCGATATTGAGGTGCTTGGCCAGGAAGCCGCGCTGCTCGGCCTCGCCGTCGATCTCGGCCTGCATGTGCAGGCGCTCCAGCGTGGCTCGGTCTACCGAGTAGTTGATGTTCGGATTGACCAGGTGGAAGTTTTCAGGCTTGCGGGCATCGCCGCTCTTGATCATCTCCTGGGAGAACTCGTAGATGATCGGGAGGAAGCGGTTGTCGTCGATGCGCCCATCTCGGACGCCGCGGGCATAGTTCAGCTTCGACCTGAAAACCCCAGCAGGCGGCTCGTTAGACTGCGTGGTCAGCCAGATGATGAAACCTTCCGGCCTGGACAGAAGGCCGCCAGTGGCTTCTCGGATCATGTCCGCCGCCTTGGGGTTCTTGCCGAACAACCAGGCCTCATCGATCAGCACACCGACAGCCTTCTTGCCGCCGACAACGTCGCTGTCTGCCGCCACAACCTTCAAGGTGGCCCCAGTCTCGCGATGGGTGATGAGTCGAAGATGCGGCTGCACGTGCAGCAGTGCCTTCAACTCGGCATCGTTGTTCACCATGTCCTTGGCCGGGATGAACGAGTTGTCGGCAATCTCCTTGGTCGGGGCCAGGATGATGAACTCCGCCGAAAGACGCCAGTTGCGGATCAGCGCGGTCAGCATGATGCCGGCGGCGATGGTCGATTTACTGTTCTTCTTCGGGATGCACAGCATCACTTCCCGGATCAGGCGCTCGCCGGTGTCGCTGTTGTAGCTGCCGAACACCGCGCCGGCGAAGGCCAGCACCCAAGGTGCGCAAGATGCCTCAATCGTTGGGCTGCCAGGGGCATCAACAATCTTCAGCCCCTTGAATACCTCAAGGCTCGCTTCTGCCTCATCCGGAAAAAGCGGCTCCGGGATGATCGATTCACCGGCAGCCAAAAGCCTCCACCAGTCCGGGCAGGCAGTAGTCCATTGCATGACTTACCCCTTGACCATACTGAGTGATGGCTTGCCTTGCGGTGGCTTGCCCTGGGAGTACTTGCCTTTTCCTGCCTCTTTGGCGGCCTCGGCCTTCTGGTCTTTCTTGCCCTGGTCGGCGACCTTGCCATGCGAATAAGGCATGAGCGTCTTGGCCGCTTCCAGGCGCATGCGCATGTCGGCACCGTCGGCATTCATCAGCTCGGTGAGGAACACCCGAGGGTCGTCGGTATGGGTGAGCTCGACATCAGCTCCCACCTCCTCTTCGACAGGCCCCCCTTTAACTTTTCGACCAGGTTTAACTTCCGCACTGGTAGACTGTTTCTGCTTGAGACGACGGCCGATCTCTGTCAGCACGTCCTCATCCTTGGCCAGCTTGGAGCCCGCTTGTGATGCGGTTTTCTCGGAATATCCGGCAGCGATCGCCGCTTCGCGATTTGAGGCCCCCGACAGCAAAGCGTCAACAAACCGCCGCTTCTTGTCGGTTAAAGCCATGGTTAACTTTTCCTGAAACGGGAAAAAATGTGTACGTGGGGTCGGTGGCGGTCTAGCTAGATGAGAATCCCAAGCTTTTGACCCCCCTACCCCATTTGAGGCACGCCACTGGCGTGCTATATTCCGTCGCGCCGGATTTTGGCGATCCGCTGAGGTGTCAGCCCCCCACTCCTGCCGCCTCTTCGGCCTGCTTGACGGAGTCGTGGCAAGGCTTGCAGAGACTCTGCCAGTTGGTCTGATCCCAGAAGAGGATCATGTCTCCACGGTGAGCAACGATATGGTCGACAACCCTAGCGGCAGTTATGCGGCCGCTCCGCTCGCAGTAGATGCACAGAGGGTTGTCGCGCAGGTACTGCTCTCGTGCCTTCTGCCATCGGTAGTCGTAGCCACGCTGGGAACTGGTCATACCGCTTCGCCAACTGCCTGGGTTCACCACCTTGAGCCTGGTACTAGTGCTCTCCAGCAGGCGCGGACTGATCGTCTTGAGTCTGCCCATCAGCGCAACTCAACCACGATGGCGCGCTCGATCCAGCGCATGACCCGAGCCGAGTCCGGCTCGCGCCCAGTGAGGCGGGACATGACCAGGACGCCGACCAGGTAGTACTTCAGCCACCAGCGTTGGCGGCAAACGATTGTTGCGGTTACACGGGCCATGGGTGGCGCTCCTCATCTCTTGTACCAGGTCAGCTGGTAGCACCGCGCATCGGGCGGCACCTCGGCGATCGGCCAGCGTAGGCAGTCCATGTGCTTGCGATCTTGTCGCGCGCGGCTCACCCGCAACGCCTGCACCAGGTAGGCGGACCCAGCAGCGGTAGTGATGAAGTCGCCAACCGCGATACCGTCAGCGCCGTCCACGTACAGCTTGCAGGGTGTGTAGGGGGCTCGATTCCTGGCCACCGGTCACTCCTCTCGGCGCATCCCGACTTGGCGGGCGATATTGGCCACGCTCACGCACCTCTAGCACATGGCCGTCGAACGTATGGACAATGGCGCAGACGCCGTGCCACTGGGAGTTGGTGCCAGCCTCCTGCACGCGAGCGATGGCGCTGGGCGCTAGGAAGTGATCGCGCCCTTTGTTGTCAGTCAGGTTGATCATTGTTGGCTCTCCGCCTGCGCTTTGTTGAGGGCTTCGTCGGCCTTGTCTGCCGCCTGGGTGGCCGTCGTGGCTGCCTTGGAAGCCTTGGCGGCGGCGCTGTCGGTGCGGCGAGTGAGTTCGTCGAGGCGCTGATCCCTCTGCTTGGTCGCTTCGTCGTACGCCTGACGAACCGTAGCAACCTGATCCAGGTAGCTCTTGGCCAAGGCCCACTGAGCGAGCTGGTAGCCACAGAAGCCGCCACCAACGACGAGCAGAAGTGCGATCATCCAGACCTCGACGCGCCGCCACCAGCGCCTGGCGATGTACTCCAGTACGCATCTGTCCATCACGATGTACCTCCCAGCTTGGTGCGCAGCCGGGCGATCTCATCGCTCTGCAGCGTTACTCGCTCTGTGAGGCTGGCTACCTGGGTGGTCAGCGCCTCGATCTTTCCTTCCATCCGACCGACTGTTGCAGCCAGGTCGTTGCGCTCCTTGGCGAACTGATCGGCGCGGGCCTCGGCCAGCTTCCGGGCTTCTCGCTCGGAATCGAGCAGCTCATTCAGGCGGCGGACAGTGCCGATATCGGCGTTGTCCATGGCACGGTCAGTGGCGTCCTTGGACAGGAACTTGCGCAGCCAAAGGAAGCCGCCCAGCAGGACGGTGCCCGTTCCGCCCAGCCAGGTGGCTGTGCCTGGGCCGAGGTCGGTCGGGTCCATCAGTCGCTCCATTTGAATTGTGGGGTGCGTCCCTTGGCACGTCGCTTGTACCGAAGAAGCTTTCGAAGGTGCCTCACTCGCACGGGGCGAATCCTCGCGTCTTCGTGTGGCTCCATGCGGACGAGCAGATAGTGCGTCTCGTCAACGAGGTTTGAGAGGTACACATGTCGCCGGTAGTAATCTCGAATGGCGTTCATTTCGAGCGTCCAGAAACGAAAAAGCCCCGGCATAGGCCGAGGCTTCAAGGTGGTTGCCGGTGATGGCGAGTTTGCTCTCGCGCACCTACCGCAAAGTAACACGAAATATAGGGATCAGGACCGGGGCTGTCAAGCGGCTTCACGACGAACATCAAGCGCACCATCAACCCAGGCAACACCGGCCTTCCAGAGCTGCCGTGTTTTCTCCTCTCCGAACTTCAGCTTCTTGCCCACTTCACGCAGCGAGGTGTCCCGTGACGTGTAGTACTTCATGATCACCTTCCCGCACTCTGCATAGCGCTGCAACAGACGGCCGACCAGGCGATCAATGAACAGCGCCTCGTCATCGGTGATTACCGGATCGAGAATGGTGTTCTCCCGCGATGCACAGCAGGACACACCCGACCCCAGCACAACCCACCTACCCCAATGCTCGAGCAGTTCCTCAGCACTTCTTTCCAAATGGCTCATGTCCTTCCCCTCAATCCCCGGTGTAGTTGGTGCCGCCGGCGCCGCGGCGGTTGTTCGTTTCGTACTGCGCAGATGGGCCTTCGGTGCGCGGTGACCGCTGGCGATCAGCCTGCTGTTCCAGCTCGCGCACACGCAGCCCCAACTGCGTCACAAGTTCTTCCAGCGGCAGCGGCTCGCCGGTGACCGCCGACAACCATCCTGATGCGTTGCAGCGACCGCAGGGCAGGTCATAGAACACGCCCCTCACCACTGCCCTTCCCTGGCACTCCGGGCACCTGGTCAGGATGACCCGCTCCTTGCGCAGCGCCGGGCCGTGGCTCTTCCTCATGCCGACACCACAACCACGCCGTACAAGGCCTGGGCATCAAACTTCTTCATCGGTGGTTCATCGCCACGCAGTGGCATGAGCTCGGAATCCCCATAGGCGACCTTCACGTCTGCGCCTAGATGAGTCACGTACCACCCAGCGGTAGGCGCCTTCATTTGACGGTCCTTGCCGATCAAGAGCTGGCCCTTTTGAATTCGCTCTATCAGCTCAACTTGGCTTCCCTGGGGGATCTCGGTATCGAACACGAGAGTCAACGCAAGGTCGCCTGATTGCAGGTTCTGGGTCATTTCGAATCCTCGCTAGTAACAAATTCGGGATTGGTGCTAGAGGCCTTGCCCTCTGCGGCCTTCGCCTGAATCTGTGGGATTTCGGATAAGGCCTCTGTAAGGCCGTGAATGGCACCAAAGCCGATGACGTCTAACCAGGCGTGCCACTTCTCCAGGGCTGCCCTGCGCTGCTGCATCGCTTGGGTGTGGATGTAGGTGCTGGCGATCTTGCCCAGCGAATGGTTCAGCAGCATTTCGCCGATGTGCCCGTCGATGCCGAGATCGGTCCAGGTGCTGCGAGAGACTTTCCGTAGGTCGTGGCTTGTCCATTCGCCCCGGCCCAGGTAGGTGAATACAGCGCTGGCTTGGCTCTCGCTCAGGCACCCGCCGCGACGACTGGGAAACAGGTACACGCCGTCGTACCCCTCGGCCTGCTGGATGGCCCGGTACTGGGTCAGAAGAGCGCAGATCTGGTTGGTCAGCGGCAGCCGGTGCTCAGTGCGGGTCTTCGCGTTCGCTGCCGGGATGAACCACTCACCAGCCGTGACCGAGACCTCGTTCCAGCGGGCCTTTCGGGTCTCCCCGATGCGGGTGCCGTGGGTGAGCATCATCAGGGCCAGCATGGCCTTGGCTGGGGCTTCGTCGAAGACCTCAGCCAGCTGCCTCATCACCTCCGCCAGGTGCACCGCCCGCAGGCGGGCCGACTTCGGCAGGATCTTGGCCTTGGTGAAGTCGCTGAAGCGCATGCCCGCCATAGGGTCAGACTCGATCAGGCCCAGGCGCTTCGCCTGCTTGAACGCCGTCAGCAGCAGCGCGAACATCTGGCGCAGGTAGGACAACGACACTTCGGCTTGGGAAGGCCACATCAGCTGCTTGTCCAGCGTGTCGGCAGTCACGTCGGTAAGCACCATGTCATCCAGGCGCGGCTTCAGGTGCTGGGCAATTGCCGAGCGGGCGCCGGCCTTGCGCTTCACCGACAGCGAGCGGTCACGAGCCATCCGGTCGCCGTACCAGTCCAGCAGCTGACCCACGGTGGCCATACTCGACACCACCAGAGCGGTGGACGGTTCGCGCAGCAGGCGCTGACGAAGCGCGGGCAGCTCAGCCAGCACCGCCGCGACGCTCAGCTCTGGCCAGCGGGCGACCGGCACCCACTTCTTGCCGCGCACCAGGTGCCAGGTCCCCCGCTCGCGGTTGCTCCAGAACCGCAGGTACAGCCCAGGGTGACGGGGGTCACGCAGATCGCGCACGGTCACGTCGGCGGCCTGGCGGCGCACCTCAGCCTCGCTGAACTTCACTTCGCGGGTGGCGCTCATGCGGCCACCGTCGCGGACTGGAGCAGGTAGGCGCGGATCGCCTCAACGGCATCGATACTGCCCCGGCAGACGATCGCCAAGTATCCCTCGGCGTTCAGCGCCTGGATGTACGCATCCTGGCTCGGCGAAACCTCAGCATCGAAGGGAGGCTTGGCCTTGAATTCGATGTACAGGCCGAAATAGCCGCCACGAGCCATTGGCAGCACCAGGTCGGGAACACCAGCCTTCACGCCCTGCCCCGTCAACTTTGCGGCCACCAGCTTGTGCCGGTGCTCACCGTTCGGGACGTGGTAGATCAGCTTGTAGGCCTGCGGGTAGCGCAGTTGCAGTTCCTGCATGAGCGCGGCCTGCTCCTGCCCTTCCCTGTCGACGGGCTTTGCGCGGGCCGGCTTGGCCTTGAACGGGCGAAGGACAGAGCCACTCATGCGACCACCACGGACTCGGCCAGCAAAATCGACTGGGTGCGCATCACGCCCTCGGCGTGGTACTGACGGGCGATCTCGCGATCAATGGCCCGGCTTCGGCCATCGCAGGCATCGTGGCAGGCGCTGCAAGCCCATGCCCCCTGCAGGTCGTGCGGCTTTTTGCCCACGCCGCAGGTGCCGGCCAGGCGGTAGTGAGCAAGGACGGTGGTCTCTGGATTGCCGTTGCACACGCCCGGAATGCGCACTTGGCACTCCCTGCCGCGAGCAGCCCTGGTCAACTTGGTTTGTCGCATGGTCAGAGCTCCTCCTTGCCACGGTGAGACTCCCACTCGAAGGGCACCACTACACCACCGCCCTCGCGCAGGCGGTCGTAACAGCGTTCGCCCATGGCTTGGCGCAGCTGGGCTGGCTCGAGGTTGGAAATCACCACCGTGGGGCGCATCTGCTCGTAGCGCCCGTTGATGATCGAAAACAGGGTTGTCAGCTCGAACTCGCTCGGCTGCTCCTTGCTGACGCCGACTTCGTCCAGAACCAGCAGCGATGGCTCGACCAGGCTGGACAGGATGTCGGCCTCGGACTGCTCGCTGTGGCGATCGTAGGTCGCCCGGATGGATTGCAAGACGGCCCCAACCGTCCGGTAGACGGCAGTAGCCGAGGTGTTGCGCATCAGCTCATTGGCCATTCCAGCGCCCAGGTGGGTCTTGCCAGTACCGACCTTGCCCAGCAGCATCAGGCACCGCCCGGTACGTTCAATCTCCTCGAACGCGGCCACGTAGCGGGCGCAGTAGGCAAGCGCCTTGCGCTGCCCTTCGTGCTCGACGCGGTAGTTACCCAGGGTGCGATCGGCGAAGCGCTTCGGGATCAGCGCCGAACCCAGCTTGCGGGTCATGGCCTCGCGCTTCAGGCGGGTTTCCTCGGCCTGCTGCTTCGCCTCTCGCTCAGCAATGGCGGCCTTCTCGCACTCAGGGCATCGGCCAACGATTTCGCGGCCCATGAGCATGGTCACGCGCTGTTCGAAGTCGCCGTGGTGCTCGCAGTGAGCAGGCTGGACGCGGAAGCCGGCAGCGTTTCGCACCTCGGACATGGTGATCACCGATTCAGATCGCATAGGTACCGTCCTCGCGCTCGGTCAGGCCGCCGGTGTAGTCGCGGTCACTGAAGCCGTGGTGGCGGCTGTTGGGGTTAGCAGGCAGCTGGGCGGCGAGACGCTTGGTCACCCAGTCCACCTCGAATCCGCGCCATCCGTTCTCGACGGCGACCTCCAGGGCCTGGGCAGGCTGAATGCCGAATGCCTTGCACTGCTCCAGCTTGGCATTCAGGCCGGACCAGATCCGGGCAGTCACCGGGGCTTTTGCGGCCTTGCGGACAGTCAGGTAGTCAGCGATCAGTGACTCATCCAGGCCGTGCGGGTTGTCGGCCAGCATGGCGGCCTTCCCGAATGGCGCCTTGCGGTCAGCCTTGGCCGGAGTCGGCTGCTCATCGTTGGGGGGGCATGTATTTTCTTCCGAAGGAAGAAATACATAGGGGGTTAGATTCTTAGAATAAAGAAGGGAGTCGGCGGTTTTGGTCTGTTTCGGCTCTTCTCCGATTCGGACCACTTGAGCCGACTCGGCTGATTTGGTCTGTTTCGGCTCAGTGACGTAGACCCAGTCTTTCGGGTCATTCACGCCGATTTCACCCCGGGCACCACCCTCGCGGAACAACACACGGCGGCGCAGCAGACTGGAGATCGCCTTGGATACGGAATCAGGGTGGGCGTTGATGGCTTTTGCGATGTCGGTCGCCGGGATGCGCTGGGCGCCCGCGCCGAAGTTGATGGTGGCCTTGGCCACGTACAGCACAATCTTCATCTCCCTGGCCGGGAGATCGATAGCCAACAGGCCATCCATGAGCTGGTTGTCCATCCGGGTGAACCCCCTGGACTTGTCAATTTGGACGATGTTTGTCATGCTTCTTCTCGATCTAAAGCTGTAGAGAAAGCCGCCCTGCCAGGCGGTTTTTTTTCGCCTTCTGTTCAGGCACTGGATGCATGAACAGCGGGGCGGACTCACTATTGGCGCAAGGCCGGGTCACGCATAATTCTTTTCGTCAGATGCTGGCCGCTGCAGCACAGGACGACTCGGAAACGGACGTACTTCCTCCCCCGTCAACGTCCCGTCGTCGTTCTGGATCACAAAGATCACCCGACCAGCCTTCATCGCCTTTGCGATGGCTGGTGCGCTCACGTCAAGCCCCTTGGCGACGGCGGTCTGGCCGATTCGCTCAACAAGCTCAGGCAGCAGTGTTCGGTTCATGGCATTGCCTCAGTGAAGAATGCTCACGATATTAACCGCCGGTTAGTATTTCTTCAATACCGGCGGTTGAGGCAGTTAAATTAACCTCCGGTTAAATTCCGCGAATGACGAAAAAGAAAGATCTATCCCCAGAACTGAAGGCCGAGTGTGAGGCAGCGAAAAGGCTGTTCACCCAGAAAAAAAACGCACTTGGCCTGACACAGGCAAAGGTGGCTGAGGCTGCCGACATTTCGCCTGCAGGCGTAGCCATGTACTTGAATGGCACAAACCCCCTGAATGCGAAGTTTGCCGTCGTGCTGTCCAGGCTCCTTCAAGAGCCCGTGGACCGGTTCAGCCCCCGGCTAGCTGCTGAGCTTTCACAGATGCAGGGTGCCCAAGTGAAAAGCGCTGACGGCTCAAGGAGCACGGCCGCTGAGAAAGTGCTGGAAATGCTACGTAAGCACGGCGGAAAGTCGCTGGATGCGACGGCTCAGGACAAGATTGCGAGGGCGGTGGCGGACAGCCTTTCCGAGGCATCCGCTCCGACAGCAGGCGCCAGCCAGGCTGCAATCATGGTCATGCCAGGCCATGGAGATATCTCCATCCCGCAATACGATATCCGCGCGGCAATGGGCCATGGACAGGTGCCCGCCGAGTACAGCGAAGTCATCCGCAACGTGGTGATTCGCGAAGAAGTACTGCGCGAGAAAGGCGTGACCTACACCGCAGCCCAGGCCTTGGCGATGATCACCGGCTGGGGTCAGAGCATGGAGGGGACGATCAATGACAAAGATCCAGTGATCGTCGACCGCGGCGTAAACGACTACCAGGGCGAAGGCGTGTACGTGGTCACTTGGCATGGCGATCTGCTGATCAAGCGCCTGCAGCGCAAGGATGAGGATCATGTTTGGTTGATATCAGACAACAAGATCTACGATAAGCAGCCGGCCCGGATCGACGATGTCACCATCCATGCGAAAGTGCTGCTTGTCTGGAATGCACGAAAGGTTTGACTTCGATCGAAGATGCCTAGGCCCGTAGAGGCAAGGCTGAGTGATGGCGGCGAAAGCCGCCTTTTTGCTGCTCAACACATAGGGAAGTGCCGTGACTCAAGACATCACTATCAAGAATGAAGCTGACGCTTTCGCGGCGATCCAGCAATACCTGGACGGAGGCGGATTCAAGGGCGAGGTGAAGCTGGCGGGCTGGCCGAAGCTCACTATCCGGCTCGTTGGGGAGAAATTTGACGCGACGATCACGCCGCCTGTCATGAAATCATTCCTGGAGCTGCAGAATCTCGTCTATAAGTCCTATGCGATTGCGCAGTACGATACAGACGACACGCGCAAGCTTTCGAAAGAAGAGCGCGATGAGCTCGAAATCCAGGTGAAGGTCGAGGAGGGATCCTCCATCTTCGAAGTCGATTTCCAAGGAGTCTTGGAGAAGTTTGCAGAAAAGGCCGTGGAGACTATGCCGCCAGAAATTCTCGCCATCACCATCATTGGACTGGGAGTCCTATGGGTAGGTAAAACCTCCTACAGCTCTTACCTTGATCATCGAAAAGAGATTCGTATGGCTGAGGTAAAAAGCGAGGAGCAACGCGAGATGCTCAACACCATGCAGCTAAACTCGAAAGAGGAAACGAAGCGGGCCGAGCTGCTGACTCGACTGGTTGTAAACCAGCCTTCACTTGAGGCTGTCTCGCGGCAAGCATATGACGCGAAGACAGAGATGCTGAAGGGCTTTGCCACAGCAGATGAAGCAACCGTTGCTGGCGTCACGACCTCGGGTGAAGTGGCGAGCGAGCTGGTTGTAAATGCGCGGAGAAAAGCGATTGAAAAGCGCCTCGACGGCTTCTACCGAGTGATTCGGGTTGACTCATCAGACCCAGACGCATTCAAGGTAAAAATTCGCAGAAATCGCACCAACGTTGAGCTAGAGGCCATTCTTCAGGATGAAAGCCTGGATGCCGAGAAAAAGGAGGTTCTGCAATATGCAGAGTGGGAGCGAACCACTGTCTACCTGAATATCAACGCAAAGGTACTCGACGACGTGATCAAGAGCGCCGTCATCCTTGGAGTTGAGAGACGAGACCCACCAGAACTAGTGAAAATTTAAAGCCTAAGCCCGCCTCGGCGGGCTTTTTCATGGCCATCAGAAAGGCGCCTCCTCCTCTTCGTGCCGGACCAGATTAAGGTCCACTTCCCTCTCGATCACCCGATCGTCATCCGTAGCAGCATCCCACTGCAGAATCACCGACCCGTCATCACAGAACGTCATGTCCAGGCCGTCGGTTTCCGAAAGCAGTTCCATGATTCGTTCCCAATCCTGATCGCTGTCCGTATCCAGTTGATGGATCAGTACCTTCCTTCCGAGCTGGGCTAGCGGCGAATTGATCATCGCTGACACCCTCAGCCCCAGTTTTTCCAATCCCGTCAGCGTCTCGCCAGGCGTCAACATCGCTAATCCCTGTGCTGATCCCATTTACCTACCTCCAATACTGTATATCCGTACAGCCTTAAGCGATCTTAGCGTGCCTTTTCGGAAAAATAATTAACCGCCGGTATTGACGTTAAGATTACCGGCGGTTAATTTTACTTCCAGCCGGATAGATACCGGCCGTAGCAAAGGCAGCGATGGACAGGCCTCAACAGTCCAGAGGGGTGGCAACTGCCCCGGGTGTGCAGGGTAAAGCACCGAGATCAGTTATCCGGCGGGAAGGTCCGCGGTCGGAGTCAACAACCAGAAGAGTGCCGCGCAACCGACTCCAGTAGAGGGCCGCGGCTGAAGGTTTCACTGGCTGGCCTTCGAGGTAGAGGGCCAGACGGGAAATCACCCAGGGAGAATCACCGTGAACAAAGAAAATATCTACGACGAGAAAATCAGCCCCCTGATGCAGAGCATCATCGGTATTTGCAGTGAGCATGGCATCGCAATGATCGCCAGTTTCAACATCGCGCACGACGGAGAAGGTCCGAACGGCGAAGACTGCTCTCGACTGACCTGCACCTCTCACCTGCCGGATGGCGAAGGGAGCTTCGACGAGCGCTTCAGCAAAGCTGCCGTGGCGATTCAGCGAAGCGCGCCACATCACATCGCAATGAACATCACCACGCAGCACTCCGACGGCACCCGGACGCTCACGGCAGTGATCTGATTTCGCTGGCTGGCCTTCGATGATGAGGGCCAGACGGGAAATCAGCCGGAGAAAACACCATGGCCGTAAACATCAGCAAATTAACCATCACGACTCCCGTAGCCACTTCCTCAACCAACCATGTTGCACTTGAGCTAAGCGGAGCAGAAGCGATCGCGCAGTTCCCGGAAATTGTCACTGCCTTGCCCGATGGCTCTATTCGCTTCACTGCGCCGACTAAAGGCGCCTCGAGCAAAAGCACACGTCGCACTCGTTGTGAGTGGTCTGAGGCCACCAACTGGACCCTGGCCAGCGCGACGAATCACCAAAATCGCCAGCAGATGACGCTCACCAAGGTCAATTCCGCGCAGAAGGTCGTGATCTCGCAGATGCATGTAAGAGGCGATGACAGCCCACCGGTGAAGGTGTTCTGGAACAAGGGCAACATCACGATGGGCTTTCGCACCACCTACAACCAAGCCACCCCGGTGAACACCACCGTACTCAAAGGTGTGCCGCTCGGGGCAAAGTTCACCGTTGCCATCGACGTTACGACACATGGCCTGGTGACTGTTTCAGCCCAGTGCAACGGTGTGTCCGGGTCGTCAGGAACCCTGCAGCTCGACGACACCTGGGACTCTCGCCTGTTCGAGTTCCATGGCGGCGTCTACAACCAGGTCGATTACACCGACTCGACTCCCGCCGCGGATGGCTCGATCTGCGTCATCAGCAGTCTCTCGCTGACCCATAGCTGACCAAGACAGCCGGAAAGACGGCCCGACACACCTGGTTCCCCATCACCAGGTTGCATCGGAGAGCCTTCCCGACCCTACATTGAGCATGTTCAGGGAGACAGGCGGGATCGGCTCTCCAATGCAGCCCCAACGGAAGTGAATTGCAATGGCGAAGTCGTTCAAGCAAATGATCAAGGATGGCGAGGTGCGACGCGCCGACGCCATGAAGGTACAGCTGGAGGATCTTCACGAAGAACCCGGCTTCAACCTTCGCACCGAGGGTGAAGCGCTCGAATCGAGCATCGACTCCCTTGCAGAGTTCATCGCCGCAGGCGGCCAAATTCCACCGCTGGAGGTTCGCCCTCGCGCAGAGGGCGGCGTCTGGCTTGTAGATGGTCACCGCCGCCGTCGAGCGCTGCTGAAGCTGGACGCAGCAGGCCGTCTCCCAAGAACGCCGAACAAGGAAAACCCGGCGATTCTCGAAGCTTGGGTGCCGGTAATCGCATTTGAAGGAAGCGATGCCGATCGGGTCGCACGCATCATTACCAGCCAGGAGAACGAAAAGCTCTCCCCTCTTGAGCTGGCCGAGGGTTACAAGCGACTGAGGTCATTTGGCTGGTCAGTCGAGCAGATCGCGAAGAAGGTCGCGAAGACCCGGCAGCATGTCGAGCAAGTGCTCACTGTAGGTAACGCGAACACCGACGTGCAGAACCTGGTCGCCGCTGGGCAGGTATCGGCAACCACTGCAGCTCAGGTGGTGCGGGAACACGGCGACGATGCAGGAACGGTACTGGACGCGGAATTGAAGAAAGCCCAGGCCAGCGGCAAAACGAAGGTCACCGCAGGCTCAATCAAAGGCCCCTCGATTCCAAAACCCCGCCTCGAAGCTGTTCACACAGCATCGCGCAATTTGATTGCATCGCTTGATGCAATCGACGAAGACAGCAGAAGCCTAACCATTTCCACCGCGCTGGTCATCGATCTGCGCAAGGCATTGGAAAGCGCACAACCGAGATAACCCATGGACACGATCACAAGCGGCTCTTGGATGGGCCACCTTGGTCGCGGCCTCGCGCCCCGCGAGCTGGAATGCGTTCTCGATGTTGCCCAGGGCATGACATCCAAGCAAATCGCCCGACATTTCGGCATCAGCGAGGGCGGCGTAGAGAAGCGCATCGCCGCAGCAATGTTCAAGCTCGACGTGCCACGCCGGGCCGCACTGGTTGCCGAAGCCATGCGCCGCAACATCATCAGCCCGATGTGCTTCCTGCTTGTCGCGCTGGTCGCAACTCACGCCGTAATCGGCGACAGCGACCCGATGCGCCGCGATCGACGAGTACCCGAACGCCGGATCGCCCAGATCCGCGTTCTCCGCAAAGCCGAGTCATTCGACTACCACGCCTGATTCCCCACGAGGAACATCCCATGCACCAATCCATGCAACAGCGCGTGGACGGCCTGGCCGCCCTGCGTGCACGCTCGCTCATGGCTACTGCCGAGTTCTACGGGTTGATTGGCCTGCCCGCTCCTACCGCTCGCCCTCTGTACCAGGCGGTCGCCAAGGGCAAGGCCTGGCACATCATTGAGATCGCCACCGGCAAGACCAAAGGCTTCTGCTTCAGTCACCAGGCGGCCATGCGATTTGTTGATGCGATGGAGGCCGGTGCCGCCACCAAAGGAGTGCGGCAATGAGCAAGCGCAAACCCCACAACATGCGGGTGCGCCTGGAGCGGACTTGTCGGGCCCTGGTATCGGCCAACCATGCGGCCGTGGTCAATATCGACCCCAGCGGCCAGCAGGTCCTGATCAATTGGAAGAACCTCAAGCAGATCCGCGTGCGACAGGTCGTCGACGCCGTGTGCGATATCCCGCACCGGTGGACTATCTACTTGAGCGTGCTTTGCCGGACAGAGTTTGGCGAGCGATACAACAAGTCGATCGAGGTCGCGCCGCAGGGCAACTACCGGGCCGAGCACCTGACCGATGTGATCGAAGCCACCCACACCGAGTTGCGCGCCACCGCCAATCCAAACCACCTGGTGGCCTCTGGCTGGATCGCCATTCCCTTCGACACAACGCTCGACGAAGCAGAGGCCGCCAAGATCTTTGCTGCTGTCGGAGCCTGGAATCAGCAAAAAGCAGCATGAAACGCACCACCTCACGCGCCCGGCACGGCCGGCGCCAGCAACACATCAATCTGCCGCCCAGCGGCTTGGGAGGTATCGGCCATGGCCGAGCAGAAGACGGGAGCCGCGAAGCACTCTGCGGACTACCGAGAGCGCGAGAAGAAGAAGGCCGAGAAGCTGGGCATCGAGGACATTATCATCACGATGCCGGCGGGCATCAAGAAAGCGCTAGCCGCTGAACTCAAGCGGCACGGCTACAAGCAGGTGCAGGAACTGTGGCAGGACATGGCCCTGTCGTGGATTGCGCAGGATCCTGAAGAGCGGGCGCGTCGGCTTGAGCGACCTGACGCGCCAGCTTTTTACATATCACCGAAGCTAGCGCGTCAGTTCAAAGAAGCCAGTATGGCTGAGCTGAGGCGAAACCCAGGAGACGAGGTCGTCAGTCCCTGAGAGTTACATGTCCCTTACCCGCCGTTGCAATTGCAACCAGCTCGAACTGAGGTTTTGTAGCCACACCAGATAGTGTTAGGTGAGAGCCTCCGTTGCGAGCAGCAGTGGCCAGGGCAACCAGCTCAAATTGGGGCTTGCCATTGACCGCCAGATCAAGGGAAGCGCCTGCGGACAGGATCGCAACCAGTTCGAACTGCGGCTTATTCGATAACGCCATTATCAACTCCTTTTGCCCGGCCACATGCCGGTCACCCGTAATACCCCATCCCAAACCAAATTGCCACCATGCCGCATCCGGCCACGGAGGGCGGCGGATGCATGGAGAAAGCCATGAGCAGAAAGCCGAAAGCTGACCCAGCGTCACGCAAGGTGCTGGCCTACACCGTCGAAACCAACGACCCAGATGAGTCCACGATCCAGTTCGCCACGTCGAACGCAGCGGCCAGGCGCCAGGGCGCAGATGAGATTGGTGCCGACTTCGGCGACGTGTCATGCCGCCGTGCGCAATGGGCCGATCAGTATGCCCGTCAGCCCTTCATCCCTGCCCAGGCCTACATCGATGCCGGCTGGTTGTTCGACTGCAACCACTGCGGCACGAGGTGCGACAGCGATGCCAGCCAATGGGACGAAGAAGCTGAAACCGATATCCCTCTGGACCTGGTGTTCGACGGTCGCGTCGTCTATTGCTCGGCGGAATACAAGGAAGGCCACGAGAGCGAGGTAGCGGCGCGCAACGCCAGGTTCGAAACTTTCAAGGAGCGCGTCGTTGCTGCGCAGCCCGGCGTCACCTTCACCGAGTTCACCGGCGGATACCCGTACTGCGGCGACGGCGCGAGATTCACCTTCCCTGGTGCCCAGTACGGCGGTTCGGTCAGCGAGACCGAGGATGGCAAGGAGCTGAAGTGGTTCGTTGCCCAGGGCGACAAAGCTGCCTGGGACTACTTCATCGCAGAACGACCAGCCGCCCGACCCGCTGGCGACACCAGATGAATTAGCCTCTGTTCAACCTCAATATTCATCCGGGTACATGATTTTCATCATCTGCGGAACGAATTTTGACTGTATCTCCTCAACGCTCTGGAACTCATGAGTAGAGAGCTCAAGGGCTAACAGAGTAAAAGCTGCAACTTTTCTCCTTGAATCATCAGCGCGCTGCCTGTAGGAATCCTCAGCAACGACACCTTCAAGAACACTACTGGCGCCTGATGTAGCTTTCTCGGCAGCAGCTAATAACTCATTTGCGTCATATCTGAATTCAGCGCTGAATTTATCCAAAGTATTTAGAATTGTAGCCTGATATGCCTGAACGCGAACCCTGTTTGCTTCAAATTTCGCTTGGGCCAGCTGCTCATCTTGCTTCCCTGCGGCGACTCTCTGAAGATCAAGCATCGTCTCAAACTCGACCCTTTGTGTATTCAGCATCTCCCTTTGCATATATACTGTTTTCAACACGACTAACAATGTCGCCAGTGAAACCAGCGGACCTAACACCCCGCCAATATAGCTTCCAAAGTTAGACCATTCGCTTGAATTAACCGCGAGCACTCCGCCGAACTGATATCTATATAGTGCAATTGAAATCAGCATCACCAAAACAACTACAACCACCAATAAATTCAGCCAACTCAAGTCTCTATATTTAAAACCGACGTCTAGTTTTTTCATACGCCCTCTAATTAAATCAATCAAAACTTCATAATTACCCATTTCGACTAATCACGCCACCCCCGCGAGGGCGGCGCCTGCAATGGAGATTGCCCATGAATCCCTACCAGATCACTGGGCCGGCGCAGATCGGCGTCAGTGGTGGCCGCACCAGCGGGCACATGCTCTGGAAAATCCTGGAGGCCAACGGCGGCAAGCTCCCGGCAGATGTGCACGCCTTCTTCCAGAACACCGGCAAGGAGCGCGAGGAGACGCTGGCCTTCATAGACGCCATGGCCAAGCGCTGGGGCGTCAACATCGTCTGGATGGAGTGGTGCCGGGTGTACGGCCAGCCGGACGACGCTCCCTGGTACAAGATCGTCGACTTCGAGACGGCCAGCCGCAACGGCGAGCCCTTCACGATGATGCTCGAGTACTACGAGGCCTATCGGAAGGCGGAGAAGAACCTGCCGGCGGTACTGCCGAATTTCAGCAACAACATGTGCACTGCCTACCTCAAGGTGAAGATCGGCGAGAAGCATATGCGCGCCCTGGGCTACGAGGAGTGGGATTGCATCGTCGGCATCCGCTACGACGAGCCCCGCCGCTACAGCCGGATGATGACCGCCAACGAGCGCGGCAATGCCCGCTGGGACAGCGTTTGCCCATCCTACGTCGCCGGAATCATCAAAGAGGACGTGGCGGCTTTCTGGGCCGAACAGCCTTTCGACCTGGGCATGGATTCGGACTACGGAAATTGTGACCTGTGCTGGAAGAAGAACGAGGCCAAGCTGATCAGGACCATCCAGGAAGACCCGGCCAGTGTGATCTGGTGGTCTGGTACCGAGGAGCGGTTCGGCCAGGTGTTCCGGCAGGACCGGCCCAATTACCGGTCGCTGGCCTGGTCAGCGGATCAGCGAGCCAGGCAGACGGATTTTGATTTCGACTACCTGGCCGAAGACATCGACTGCTTCTGCGGAGATTAGCTATTCACCGCAGAGACTAGCCCGGTGGCAGCACCAATAAGCCCCACAGCAATACCGAAGTAGAAAAGGACTACGTCTCGCCGATGTTTCTGCTCCTCTCGAATTGCATTTTTTATCGCCTGCTCTCCCTTATTGGTCAGGCACCTGAAGCTGATCTGTAGCATTGAGTTTTCAACCTCCTCCCACAGCTCAGGGTCTCTCATGTCTGGCATGGGAATAGACAGATTTCTCGCAATCCTCTGGTAATTCTTGGTTATCAACGTTTGTCGGGATTGGCAGACATCTGAGATTTCGTCCCAGAAAATTTTGATTGCACCAGCTTCGTACGCCTCCCTAGTTTCAGGAGGTCGCGTCGATTCAATTCCCCTCTGAAGCGAATCATGATCCTTTAGCGCTAGCCGGAACTGCAAAGCAGCTGGCAGTAGGCGCCTCATCCTCAGGCCCTTTTTCATTTCAACATTCCAGTCAACACACCTACCGGAAATATACCGCCGAGGTATCCCCATGCCCACAGAAAACCGATCCAGCAACACCGAAATGGTCAGCTTGTCGCGTGACTTGATCGACCTCACCCTGGCGCACCTGCCGAACGACAGTGCTGCAAAGTGGGAAATTTACGACCTGCTAGCCCAGACAGCCCCGCAGCCCCACCCAGACCCCATAGCCTGGATGGTTGGTACTGCCTTCTGGTGGACCAAAAAAGAGGCTGAGCGGGATGCGGCAGAGACTGGGCTGCCGATTGTTGGCTTGGGGCCGCTGCCCCGTACCGCGCCTGCTGAGCAGCAACATGGCGAGCCAGTGGCCATAGTGACTATTGGTGGCAACGACAAGGAAGTGGTTGAGTTTCTGTCGCATGACTTGGAGGTCGGGACCGAGCTCTACACTCACGCCGATCCTAGTGAGGTTGAGCGACTACCTACTCCCCCTATCGCTAACTTTCAGGGCAGCTGATCGGGGTCGAGGCCCATAGGATTAAGAGGGTCCGCCAGAACCTCTCCGGCAAACGTCCCATCAGAGGCCATCAACCCGCTCTCTGGTGGATTGAGTGTCGCAGCATGAAGCATCCACTTTTCGAAAGCTTCTCGGTGCGCTACCTGTGACGCTAACCAAGCGGCGTCTCTGAATCGTCCGTACGCTACCTGGGCCATTATTGAAGACGTGATAGCTTCAAGCTCACGCAGCAATTGGTAAGCGATGTATCGCTCATCTGATTGAGGCATTTCGGTTCTCGCAATGTAGCAGGTTCCCCCTCCCACGGGGGGACACCATATTGACATCAGCGATTCCGATTAGATCAATATTTCTTTCAACCTGCGCGCCAAGAACACTTTTGTACTCCTTCGCTGTAACCCCTCTCCCCTCTATTCACTGCCGCGAGTAAGCGGCGAGGAATCGTCATGCCAGAAAAAATTGAGTTGGACCTCGAAGCGATCGAGGCGGCAGCTAAGGCCGCGACGCCGCAAGACTTTGTCAGCGCCCAAGTCGGCGGGGCCGAAGAAGGCTGGATGGAATGCCCTGGGTGTGGCGGCGAAGGCTCCGTCGAGCTGACGGCCGACTACCTGAACTACGACGGAGTTGCATTGGGCGTGCAGTTCTACGGGATCGGCGAGCCACACGTTCACGCAGAGGCCTACTACCGGGCCGCCCGGCCTGCCGTCGTGTTGGCCCTGATTGCAGAAGTCCGCGCCCTGCGAGCTGACGCAGCGCGATATCGCTGGCTGCGTGACCCAGACGGCCAGGAAGATCTCGGCAGCGAATACAACATGCCGCCCATCATCTGCGGCTACGCCGAGCATGAGGACATTCTTGCCAACGATGCGCTCGACCGCGCAATCGACCAGGGCATGGAGGCGCTTAAGTCATGACCCGCCTCGCCCTCTGCCTCCTGCTGCTCAGCTCTATTCACTGACGCGATATGCACCCAGATCGGAGTGATATTGGGTTCCGGACGCTTTATTTCAGTAGGCTGAGCTAGCCTTGAAGGCTAGGAGACGCAATCAAGGAGTGCTGATGGGTAGTAAACATAAGCTGATCACCGTACCGCTCGACGTGCTTGTAGCAGCACTGGAGGAACTACCGGAAGGAAGCGCAGCAGCGGTACGGATAATGAAAGCGCTGGAAGAAACACCGTCGAAGGAGCCATTGGCGTACCTCGCCCAACGACGAGACGGGAAGCAAGGCGGCAGGTTTTTTGCCACGCAGCCTGGGCGTCATTACGATCCCCAGTTCTACCGAGGCCCTATCCCAGTGTACGAGGGACCTGTCAGGTGACGAGGCGGGTAGGCCCGTCGCTTCGGGCCGACCCTTGTAACAACTCACCCGGATGCCGCCGTCGGTCTCGCTGCAGACACGCCCTCAACGGCGATTTTCCGCGCCCGCCCGACACCCCAAGCCATAGCACGGGTCATCGACTCGCCAGGACGGGAGTCAAACGCCTCCTCATGCACCGCCATGCCTTGAGGTGCATAAACGCCGATGAACATTTGTGTTTGCCCTGTGGGTGAAAGCCTCACCTGGACATCAATATGCGTTCCGTCGTCGAGTGTTTCGTCATGAGTACGGTGGTGAAGCGCTGGATCTGCCCAATCCCAGAACACATTTCCACGAACTCGCATGTGACCCTCCTTAACTTTTTAGCTTTCATCCATTAGAGGGTCAAAATAAATCGCACAAAAAAAAGCTACAAGTGACTTAGATCAGCATTCTCTTACGAATCGACAGCCGGTATAAAGTTATACAAATGCATCTCTTTTGTATAACTTTATTGGGGCTAAGAAGAGCGCTTCTGCACTTTCGTTTCGGCTGTAAGCGAATCAGCAAATTCGATCCAAGCGTTGAACGCAGCACGCTGCGCGTCGCATGCAGCTTGCCATTCCGGCCCTCCCAAGCGCCCGTAAGCTACCTGATTCATGGTGGTTGATGTGAGCGAATCAAGCTCCCTTAGCAATTTGTAAGCACGATATCTTTTTTCTATATCCGGCATGGTCTTTTATCCATTTTGCATAGCAAGGATTTGAGCCTTCCAAGACTTCTGCCCTGTGGACCTCCCCTGGTCTCACTTATTTCCTCCGATATTAACTAATCCGCCGAATGGCGGCGAGGCGAAGCTATGTCTCAAGCCATACAAACAACGAGCGCCAGCTCTCCCCCACGAAACCCAACCCGAACCTACAACCGCGGCCGCGCCCGCGGCATGGATTGATGAGAGGTATCAGCTGTGACAGAAGACGACATCATCAAGCTGTCGGCCAAGACCATGGGCTTCGAGCTGGAGTACCGGCGCGGCAGTGACGCCTTCTACTACGACGACCCCGAGACAGGCCGGGAGGTTTGGCTGCCGATGCAGGATGACCGGCAGACGATGCTCATCATCGCAAAGCTCAGGATGGATATCTGCTGCCTGCACCACCTCACTCGCGCCACGGCGCATGTGCCATACGTCGGCTTCAAACAAAGTGAGGTATCGCATGCAGACGAACCCGGCAGCCGGATGAGTGCTCTTCGCTTGGCAGTGGCAACAGTGGCAGCCAAGTATGGCCAGGGGATGCTCGACGGCGGGACAGACGAGCGAATTCTGGGGCACTTGCTTGGCATCGAAGGCTCAACCGCCCACGCCATGCGCGGCGCGATCCGAGAGTCTCGCGAGGAGATCAGCAAGGCGTGCCAGCGCCTGAAGCGGAAGGGGCTGGTGACCAACAAAGGGCCTTTCTGGCAGGCGGTGCAGCCATGATCGACCTGATCGAAGTGAGGGTTTCCAACCTGACCGGGGCGGCGCTCGACTGGGCTGTGGCAAAGGCTGAATCGGTGCCGGTCTTCATCGATCACCAAGGATGGGTGCGAAAGCTGCCAGATGACACCAGCGCCTGGCGGCCAAGCTGGAACTGGAGCCAGGGAGGCCCGCTGCTGGACAAGTATCGTGGCGGAGCCCAGCACAATCCAGCGCTTACCGTTGACGTCTCCTACAGCGGTGGTCCGGCTTGTGCCGGGATCTGGTGCTACGGCCCCACCGCCCTGGTCGCGTTCTGCAGAGGATTCGTGCGCCACAAACTGGGCGAGTTCGTCCAGGTGCCGACGGAGCTGATGCCGTGAGCGAACACCTACCAAACCTAAAAACGCTGGCCGAGGCGTGCATTGCAGCCGGCGAGCACCTTCCTGGCGAAGCGTGGACCGAAAACCGAAGCTATGGCCCTGCAGAAGTGGCCTGGCTGGAGTTCGCCGCCCAGGCAACCCCCGCGGCAGTCCTTGCCTTGATCAAGGATCTGGAGTCGCACAAGCGCATGCTGGCCGCCGCCTGTATCTCGATCGGCAGCATTGGCGAAGCCCTTGGTCTGGACATGGATGCCGACGCCGACGCGATGATCGGCACGGCTCGCGACCTGATCGGTGGCCTGAACCGCATCGTCAAGGAATGCCCGCTTGGAAGCCCTGGATTCGCCATAGCTTGCGAGGTACTTGGCGAACTGGGCGTGCAACAGGATGCGGACACATGATAGCCCTCGCCTACATGGCTTACCTGATCTGGAAGGCGCCGCGATGAAGATGATCTACCGCATCAACCGATGGCTTCCATTTGGCGGCCTGCCAATCGGTCGCGTCAAACATGGACGCAACACCTGCACCCTCTACAAAAACGGATGGGTGCGGATCTGCGACGGCAAAAGCACCGACGCCCTCCCGATCAACTTCACCAGTCAGGCCCTGGTCGACGCATTCGCCGCCGAACTCGCCTAACCCCTCCCCCAACAACTCAAGCCCGCCGACTGCGGGCATGGAGAGCTATTGCCATGCCAATCATCACCGTGACCACGACGGTCATCACACGCTTTGACGTGCCCGAAGGTGTGGGTATCGAGCTGATCCGTCACCAAGCGCTGCGCGTGCTCGGCGAGGACGACGAAGGTACTGACTCGGTGGGAGTCCTGCAGAGCACCGCCCTCAACATGGTTTTCATGGGCACTGCAGATGCGCGATCAATGAGCGTCGAACACTCGATCACCGAAGGCGCTGACTGAATTTTACGTGCCGCCACTGGCGGCGTGGAGACCATCCCATGGAAACCGAGATCCTTTCGGACGAAGAGCTGGTGGTGATCACCGGCTACAAACCCCGGGCGTGGCAGCGCCGCTGGTTGAAAGAAAAAGGGTGGCATTTCGTCGAGAGCCGCGGTGGCCGGCCCCTTGTTGGCCGCCTGTACGCCCGCCAGAAGCTCAGCGGTCTGGTGATCGACACTGTGCCGGTCGCTGCAGCTCCGCCGCCATCGCCAGCCTGGACCCCTGATTTTTCCCGAGTAAAGTGAAATGCGCCCAAGGAAGACCGAGAATCGCGACCTGCCACCAGGCATGTATCGCCGCAAGAGACAAAAAGCCAATGGCAAGGTGTGGGAGGCTCTGTACTACAGGGATAAGTCGGGCAAGGACATTTTCCTTGGCAGTGACCTGGTGAAGGCCAAGCTGATGTGGGCAGAGCTCGAAGCCAAGTCGGTACCGAAAGAACTGACAACGATGAAAGGGATCTTCGACGAGTACCTGTTGAAGATCATCCCAGGCAAGGCCGCCAGGACCCAGAAAGACAACATCTACGAGCTTAAGCAACTGCGCATTGTGTTCGATTCGGCGCCGATCGATGCAATCACGCCGGCCATGATCGCGCAGTACCGCGACTCAAGGTCGGCCAAAACTAGAGCGAACAGGGAGATCGCACTGCTCTCGCACGTTTTCAACACCGCAAGGGAATGGGGGCTCACCACCCGGGACAACCCGTGCCTGGGCGTGAGGAAGAACAAGGAGAAACCGCGCGACTTCTATGCCAACGAAGCGGTGTGGCAGGCGGTATATGAGGAGGCCCCACAGGAGCTTCAGGATGCGATGGACCTGGCGTACCTGACCGGCCAGCGGCCATCGGACGTTCTGTCCATGCGAAAGGACGATATGGAGGGGATCTACCTGCAGGTCAGCCAAGGCAAGACCGGCAAGCGACTGAGGATCGTCCTTGAGGTAGACGGGGCGAAGAACAGTCTTGGTCTGCTGCTGGAGCGGATTATGCGCAGGACCAGCGAGCACCTGTCGCCATTCTTCATCATCAACGAGCACGGCAAGCGCATGAGCTGGCCGATGTTGCGCAATCGGTGGGCAGACGCCCGAGAGGCCGCCAGGGTGAAAGCTGAAGTCGAGAAGAAGCCAGACCTCGCAAACCGAATCGCCCAGTTCCAGTTCCGAGATATCCGACCGAAGGCGGCCTCGGAGATAAACGATCTGGGCGAGGCAAGCGTGCTGCTGGGGCACTCCAAAGAGGGAATCACGGAGCGTGTCTATCGCCGTGTTGGGGCTATCGCGAAGCCCTCGAAATAG